AGGCTGATTGGACCGCCCAGCTGGGCTGGAACCCGCCTCAGTGGGATAACTCCTGGCAGCAGCAGTTGACTACGGATGCTCAGGGCAATATTGTTCCTGTTCCTGGCGCTCCTGCTGACCTGGTGCACAAGTATCAAGCATACACCCAGTACCGCCAGACCCAGGCGGCAAAGATGCTTGATAATCCTGGCAAGTACATGGAGCCGTACATTCGGCACATTGCTCAGGAAGTCGCCGCCCAACATGCTCAGTATAACGTCGGTCAGTACAAAGATCAACAGGAAGCCAACCAATTTATTGAGAAACACAAGGATTGGCTGTTTGAGCAAGACGACAAGGGCGCGATCAAAACGACTCCAGTGCTCAATCCGTCCACTGGCCGGTATGAGGAGCAGCGCCAGCTGGGTCAATACGGCCGGCTGTTTCTTAATGCTCTGACGGACGCCGCCAATAATGGCGTTCCGGTGAATCTTCAGCCGACGTATGCCATTCAGGCCGTCCAGAACGCATATCTTGCTTCCGATGCGTACAGACAATCCGTCTTGGCCTCCGCCCAGCCCGCTCCGCAGGGCAGTGCAAAGGACCAAGCCAACCAGAAATTCACAGACAGGGCTAACCCTGCCCAGCCGCCTGCCCAGCCTAGCGGCAATGCCAAACCCGCCCCGGTGAAAGTCACTCGTGAAAATCTTGACAAGGTGATGTTGGAACGCTTTCGTCAAGAAGGTATTACCAACATCTAACATAAGGGGCTTCACCCATGGCTGATTGGGCACGGCTGGCGAATACAACGATCAATGAGTATATTCGCGGCGAAGAGGTCCAGGTGATGAGGAATCGTAAAATCCTCGCCCTGCTCCAGGATCGCGGTCGCGTGACGTTCAACCATTCCGGTCTGTTGCTCGACTGGAAGGTTCGATACAAGCGCGCTCCGATGATTGGGTTCATCGACGGCGACACCCTGACCTTCTCTCGCCAGAACAGGTGGCGTACGGCGCAGCTGGATTGGCGCGGCTACGCCATGACCGACCAGATGACCGAATTTGAAAAGCAGAAAAACAAGGGCGATGCGGCAATCGTCAAAGTTTGGTCTGAGATGGCCAAGCTGCTGACGGATGACATCACCGATCAGTTCGGCGACGAGCCGTACGTTGACGGCGGCGCTGCTGGAAACAACAAGCGCTTCCACGGAATTGAATCGTTCATGGGCAGTTCTGGCGCCGGCACGAAGCAGCCCATTGGCAAGCCGAACTCGACGTATGCCGGCAACGTCTGCACGCTGGGCAATTACGGCGGAACCTGGAGTTCGACTGGCTCCACGGCTGACGCGCCTGGTGGCGACTGGCCGACTGGCACTGGCGAGGCCCATTTCGATTTCTGGAGCCCGCTGATTGTGGACTATACGTCCGGCATCGTGACAGCGTCCTCGACCGGCCTGACTGGCTGGCAAGCATCCACGAAGACGTGGGCCAACACCTGCCTTGAGGCCGTCCGGTACGGAATCATCAACAGCCAGAAGAACAAGAGCAAGAAGTCGATGTTGGACTTGATTGCTCTGGAGACTGAACTCTTCCGGCTGTTCAAAGATAAAGCCCAAACGGAGGAACAGCTGTTTGTCACGCGCGGCGACGACCAGGGCCTCTACAAGCTGGGCTTCAAGGACGTGGTCAACTTCGACGGCATTGACATCACGTCCGAATACGGCATCCCGCGCTACACCGGGTACGGCTGGAACATTGACGCCGTGGAGCTGTGCAGCCTTCTGGACGTGCTGTTGAAGAGCAAGGGGCCTGATTATGATATGGCTGCCGACGCCTATCGGTTTGCTATCTTCATCATGGGCAATTTCAAATTCAATAATATTCGTCAATTCGTAAAGTTTAAGAACGTGACTTGACTTCGTAAACTTCTTTTGATACAGTGGATTTTTCTTCTTCACTGTATCAGGAGAACTACGATGAGGATTTGTGGTAAGTGCCAGGTGGCGTTGGAAGAAAGTTGCTTTGCCAAGGACGGGAGCCGCAAAGATGGCTTGCAATTGTGGTGCCGAAAATGTCATTCAGACTACGCCAAAACTCCAGAGCAAAAGAAGCGATGGAGCGAGCGGGCTGGGCGAGACTGGTCTAGCGGCAAGACTCGCAACTCGCGCTACCAAAAACTGTTCGGCATCACGTTAGAAGATTATGTCCTGATGTTTGCTGAACAAAAAGGTTGCTGCAAGCTGTGTGGCAGAAGTGACACTGGAAGGAAATATGCCAAACATCTTTGCGTTGACCATTGCCACAAGACCGGAAGGGTACGCGGACTTCTCTGCAATCGTTGTAACGCAGGTATAGGCTTCCTGTGCGACGACCACGGTTTGGCCGACAAGGCCAGGGCTTATTTGGCTGAGAATCAAGAAAGTGACCTAAGAGGGCACGCATGAATCCGGCAATTACGCTAGTGGTTCCAATGTCCATCTATCTTGGCCGGACCCCGTCCGGCAAGCCAGGACGGATGAACCATTACACAGTCAGCGGCAGCGGCCTTCTGTCTGCCATCACGATTACCGCGCCGGCTGGCGTCGAAGTTTCGAACGATGGCGGCAAAACGCACCACAGCACGGTTGGGGTCAACCTGTCTCCAGGCGTCTCGGACGTGGTGCCGAGCACCGTGATTTGTGTTCGCCTCAGCGGCTCCGGCACTGGTGAAATCGAAGGCAAGATTACGCACTACAGCAGCGGCGCGCAGCAAGACTTGGCCGTCGAAGGCACAGTCGTCCCCAACCCGCCAACGATTGTTGTCGTCACTCCAGCGCCTGTTGTTAAGCCTCCGCTTGCGAAAGCTGTGCCAAGCACTTTGGACCTGGGCACGACGACTGTGGGAACTGCCGGCTCTGATAGGACATTCACGGTCAGCGGCAGCGACCTGGCTGGGCCACTTGTCGTTACTTCTCCAACCGGAGTAGAGGTGTCGTCCGACGGCGGCGTCACTTACAGCCACTCTATCAGTCTGGCTCCTGTCAGCGGCTCAGTGCCAGTTACTACGATTAACGTGCGAATTGTCAAACCGACCGTTGCCGGCACCATCAGCGGCAAAATCACCAACACTAGCGCCGGCGCCCCAGAGCAGGACGTGAATGTGACCGGCACGGTGACTGCGGTAACTCCGGCCCCGAAAGTTGTGCCGCACGCGGCGCCTCCGCCCACGACGCACACGCACAATCTGCCGCACCCTCACAACCTGCCGCACACGCCGCCCGTGCCGCCGCACACGCCGCCGCACACGCCGCCGCATGGCTCTTGACATCGCGGCCAAGACGTGATAAAATGGCCTCATGAATACAACAACCTCGGCTCTCGTGAAAACTTGTGGAAAATGCAAACAGACCAAGGAGTTTTCATTTTTCTACAGCAAAAGTGGTCCGCTGCGTTACGAAGGACGGCCAAGCGGATATAGTTCCAATTGCAAAGCATGCATTTCGGAGCTACACAAAACCGACAGGGTCAAGGAAAGGCGATTAGAGATCAGGAAGCTCGGTGGCGCCAGGAATAGTGAGCTAAAACGAGAATATGGAATAACTCTCAACGATTATTATTCCATGTTAGCTCTGCAAGGTGGCGCCTGTAGGATTTGTAAAAGAAAAGATAGTGGGCACATAACAAGGAAAAACCTCTGTGTGGACCACGATCACAGGACTGGGCGAGTTCGCGGGTTGCTATGCAACCGGTGCAATCACGCCGTTGGTCTATTCAATGACAATCCCGACATATGTTTGTCGGCGGCAGAATATCTAACCAATAAACTGCCGGAATTGACGTAACGTCAAGAAAGCACAGGTGCTACTATTGCCAAGCAAGAGGAACTCCCCTTTCCAGTAGGGACCACTTATTTCGACGGCCAGACAGCAGACACTACCACTAATACTGCCGTCAATCTTGAGGGCAAGGAATACTACTGCGAAGACTTGTTCTACGTGCCGGCCACATTCTCGGCGACGAAGACTCTGCGCACGGCGTACCTTAAAAGGATTCGCGTCATGCGCAACGTCGCCACGGTCGGCTTAGCTGGCGGATTCCTTGTAGAACCGCAGCAAAGCGGAACGGATGGCCGATTCTACCTTGGTCGTATCAACGGATATTCTACAGTCGGCAATACCGGCGCCACGAACAATCCGTCCTATGGCCTGGATGAATTCCTGCCAGCTGCTGGCGTTGCCGTGAACGATCTGGCCTACGTTACTATCGAGGGGCCATTCCTTGGCAATGCATCGCTGACCGCTGGCGAGGTTCTTGGCACCGGAAATAGCATTGCTGCGGCCACGCCAATCAGCGTGGGAGACTTGCTGATCGCCGCCACAGCCGCTGCCAGCACGTTCGCCACCACTCAAACATCCACGATGACTGGTGGGCGTATCGCCGGTTTCTCTCTTGGAACTACTGGCGTCACGCTTGGCCTGAACATCATCGCCCGCATTGGTCGTGCGTTGTCCAACCTGACGACCAATCAGACGACCGGCGTTCCTTTGTTGATGTACTTTACTCACCTGTAAGCGATCTGGGGGAGTAGCCTGAGAAGGGCGCCCCCTACTCCAACCCCGGAGAAGATATGGAAGAAGCTCGTTTTGAGATGCGCTACGGCACTCAGGATTCGGACGTTTTCAATGAGGTTGTCGTTGCCAATCAATACAAACTGCCTGACAAAATCCCGTCCGACAAATTAATCATCGACGTGGGCGCCAACATTGGCTGCTTTGCTGTCGCTTGCCTTTTGCGAGGAGCAGAATCAGTTATCTGCTTCGAGCCGTGCCAAGACAACTTCACACAGTTGTCAAAAAATCTATCTCCGTGGGAAGGAAAGGTTGCCGCATTCATGGCGGCAGTCTGGAGAAGTGACATAGAACAGGAAATTTCCATTTCTACTGTCAACGGCACAGCATCCTGCTCTTGCTTCCCCACTTCTCTCGTTAATCACAACGAGTCCCGCGTCAACGCCATTGGCCTTGATGAAGTTATCTCTCAAGCCACGGAAGATGGACGGCGAATCGGCCTGCTCAAAATTGATGCAGAGTACAGCGAATATCCGATTCTATTCAGTTCCAAAAATCTTGGCTTGGTTGATGAAATCGTTGGTGAGACCCATGAGTGGGGACGTGACGGAATACATACCGATGGCTATTACAAGCACCCGGTATACAAAAATAACGCAGAGGAAGTTCATCGGTTTCTGCGCGACCAAGGCTTCGAAGTTACCTCCCAGCAAGAGAAGTACGACAACCAAACAAACACCCTGTTCTTCGCCAAACGCCCGGAGCAAAAATGACCCCAGCAAAACTTAATGTGTTCTTTGCCTTCTATCCGTACGGCGGCAACGGCTCCACTTCCAGTGAGCATCCCAACATCCGTAATTGGTTTGCCAAGACGGTACATCACTGCAAAAACGATTCCCGAATTGGCGAGTTAGTCACCAGGGATTTCTCGGACACGCCAATCACCATGACTCGAAATCAGTCGGTACTGATGGCCAGGAAGCTTGGCGCAGACGTTATTGTCATGGTCGATAGCGACCAGCATCTTGATTTGTACACCGGCGTCGAAGAGGGCGCCAAGGACTTCTTCCCTAGTTCGTTCGACTTTCTCTATGAGAGGAAGCTTAAGGGTCTGGTCACGGCAATTGGCGCGCCGTACTGTGGCCCTCCTCCGAGTGAATGCGTGTATATTTTCAAATGGTGCAATGAGGAAACTGGCCATCCGAATGTAGATCACAGGCTGTCTATGTACAGCCGAGAAGAGGGTGCTGTATTGGCCGGCATTCAGCCAGCTGCTGCTCTGCCTACCGGATGTATAATGTTCGACATGGCGCTGTTTGACATTACTGATCCGAAGAACGAATATCAGGCATTGCTTGCCAAATATGGCGAGCCAAAAATCGCTCGGGCGCTGACCAATCCGTGGTTTTATTACGAGTGGAAAGATATCTACTGCGGCGAGAAGGTTTCCACTGAAGACGTAACCGTTAGCAGGGACATGGTTCTTTGCGCCTATGCCAAGCTTGGGTATAACTCGCTGTTCTGCAACTGGGACGCCTGGGCCGGGCACTGGAAGCCCAAATGCGTTGGCAAGCCGGTTCTGCTTACGTCAGAATCAATTAACGACAAATATCGCGAAGCTGCCTTCTCTGCCCGCAAGCCGGAGCATAAACTGCGCCTGCTTAAATCAGTCGATACCCATAAAGGCATTTTGCCTAGCAAAACCAACACCCCAGTAAACGACACCATCCTGGAGCCTGTATGATTTACATCAATCGCTCAACTGATTTGGAAAAAGATTCGTTTTGGGTCGCCGCAGAACTCAATGAAGAGACTAGGCGATGCCGGCAATTGTATCTAGGGAAAGACGTGAACGGCGCCATTGCCGCAGCGGTTGCAGCCGGCCTGCCCAAACAAGAAGCCATTAGTATGGCCGAAACTGCTAAGGCGCGCGAGCAAGTCGTCGATGATGTTCGCGCAGAACCAGATTTCTCATACAAGCCGGCCAAAGGTACGCATCCATTTGGCTATTAAGGTATAACCATGGCTCTTAGCACCGCCCTGTCTAACGCTCTAGACGCCTGCCTGCGTGGCACCGGCAACGCCGAAGAATTAATCTCGTCCGTCAACAACGCCAGCGGCAGCCTGGGCGGGGCTTTGACGGCCACGGCGGCAGAAATCAATGTACTGCATAGTGTGACTCCTGGAACAACCGCTGCGAATAGCGGCCTGGTGGTAGGCGCCGCCAAGCAGACTGATTCTTTGGCCGTAGCCAATTTGGTTTCAGGAACAACTACCACTCCGGGAGCGGCCACCCAAGCCATCACCACGATTGTCAAGAAGACGGCTATTGTTGACAATACGGCCACGTCGATCTTCACGGTGACGTGCCCCAACACCACCCAGACGGCGGTTGTCGAAATCATCCTTCTGGCTGCCGTCAACAATGCCGGGGCTTTGGATTCTGCCAGAGTGGCTGTTGGCTACATTGTCTTTGACAGAGTGGCCGGGGCAGCATTAGTTGGCACGGCTGCCGCTCTCACAAACACAGCCATCGCCACTTCTGGCACGGCAACTTTGACCGCAGCTTATAGCCTAGCTGCCGTAGCAGGAACGGTGACGCAGCCAAATACCATTGACATTCAAGTCACCCTGGTAAAGACGGGCGGCACCAATCATCAGGTTGTAGCCCTGGCAACCATTATCAATAGCGAAGCGACTGGCATGACCATCGCGGCTGTATAAGGAGTTACCATGGCCCGCACAATGTCCGATGCACTTAAGAACTCTTTGGACCACGCTGTGGGCACCGGGTTTACCGTCAAGCTGTTGGCACTTATTAATTCAACTCATACCGCTCTGGACGGCCAAACCAGGGATGCAGTTACCAAATTTCTAGATGGAATTGGCGAAATGACTGCCTTTGAGGCTGCTTGCGCTGCCAATACGGCTGCTGCAACATTCCGGAACAACTATGCCATTGTGAACCGACTGGAGCATGAACTCGGAGGCAGGGGTAATGCCGAAGAATTGGTTCTCTGCATAGCAGACGGCACTGTGACATAAGGTGAAATATGGCTCTCGGCACAGCAGGAACGTCACGCTACTACGGACGGCATAAGTTCGTCAATCAAGAGCCTTTGGCTATTGCGGCGGCTGGAGCCGATATCAACCACGCCAGCGGATCGGCAGCTGTGGTCACTTTGGTTCCGCCAACTAAAGATTCCGGAGCCGCTGCTGCCGCTCCAGGCATAGCCTTGGTTAGAATTGATCTTGGCTATCGCGTAGCTCCAACCGCAGGATCAATTCAGGCTTCTGACGGCACATTAACCTGGGGTCCGTTTACCATTATTCTTGGCGGATTGCAATCAATCGTATTCGACCCTCCTTTGCTGTTCACTGCCGGAGCCACCGTAACCGTAACCATGGGCGACGGAGGCCAGGCCAAAGACCTGCTCGCATTGGGATACATCGCTGGCAACGCCACCGTGTGAGGTAAATCATGCCTAGCTCCAGTCTTATAGACGCCCTGATGGGCACCAGCAACCAAGTGATCAACGGCACGAGCTTTAACCCGTACCAGCAATCGGCGCTCAATGCGCTGGTGCCGCGTGGCGGCAGACCGAACGTCGGCGCCGCTCCGGCAGGTGCCGCAGTAGACCCTGGCTTGCCGCCTCCTCGACAGCTTTCCCCAGTGGAATTGCTACTCCAAGATCAGGAAAGGCGCCAGGTAGGCAGCTTCGCCCCAGGATATCAGCCGCCAGGCCAACCTCCGAGGTGAACGATGACTTTTGCAGCCGCTTTGCAACCGTATCTGACCAGGCAAGACGTTGTTTCCAGCATCGATCCTGCCCATAAGGGCGATTTGGCGAAACTACAAGATTTGCTGGCTCAGAAAAATTCTCTGCGCCGTCGAATAGCGTTGCGTCTTTTGGAACATAGGGCCAGTCTTTGGGTTATTGACAACCTGACAGAGATTCCATGGGCCAATAGAAAGACATTCCAAATTGATTGGTCTGCCATACCGTGGCAGGAAATCATTATGGCGCTATTGAAAGTTCTTTTGATGCTGATGCCGTTCATTCTGTGAGATTGCTATGCCAGCAGAATCACAAGCCCAGCGGGCCTACCTGAATGCCAAGTTCGGGCACGATTGGGTCCGGCAACATCATTTTGACAATGCTGGCAAGCTGCCCGAACACGTTAAGAAGCCAGGGAAAAAGAAAATGTCGGCTAAGTCTCTGGCCCAGGCCGCAATGAAAAAGGCTGGAAAGGGGTTGCGAGTATGAAGTGGGGCTCCAATTTAGACGCTAACGTAACTCACGACCAAGATAAGGGCGACCCACGCTGGGCCAAGAATCCCAAGGGGAGAAAGAAAAAGTCATCGGCCAAGAAAGCCAAAGACACCATGGCCAAAATTGGGAAAGGACTACGGGCGTGAACAAGCGCAAGAAACAAGGCAAGAGTGACGCGCAGAGGTGCGACGAGTGGGGCAATAGCGGCCCTCGCCATGTTGCTCCGGAGGAGCGACTCATTGGCACGCAGCACGTTGTGCCTGAGCATAAAATTAGCCAGGCCAGTCCACAGAAGGTTGTTAAGCCAAAGGACGGCAACGAGAAGGCCCTGAAGAAAGCCATGAAAGACCACCTGGCTAAGATGAACCGTGGGTTGAAGACTTATTAAACCGTACAAGATCAAAGTCCCGAAAGAGCATGACGTTCAATCCGAGGACGTTGGGTATAAGGTGCGCGAGCCAAGGAAGGCCAAGCCCGTCCAGAAGATCAAGTCCGCTGCCAAGGTGAACATGGACAAGATTGGTAAGGGACTCAAAGCGTATTGAAAGTTCTGTCCGGGGTGACTTAGCCGGGGAGGGGAGACCCTGTGATCCGGCTAGGTTTTTGAACTATGAGCGACCGACCTACAAGAACTCAGCTGATCATAGCCCGCACGCTAAAGAAGGCAGAGTTCCCCGACCTCAAAGCAATCCTTTGCCAGGTCGTGAAGAGGATGGGCGGACCCAAGGGCATAGCCAAGATTATGCTCCAGGAGTTCGAGACAGCCAAGCCTGGCTCAATGCAAAGAGCCATGCTTTTGCAAATGGTCATGCAGGGCGCCAAGTCGGTCAGTGCCAAGGAGAATGCCAGAGATATAGGTCTCATCTCGGACGACGATCTTGAAACCGAGATGCTTCGGTTAATCGGAAAGCTACATGGACCCACGTCTGGAACAGATTCTGGCGGAGAGCCAGCAGCGAACGGGGATAAAGCCCAAGAAGCGGCGTCGGATCAATAACGCCCCGTCCGCAGACGAGATAGCCGACTTGCAAGAGATGGCTATCGAGCAGTTGAAGCGAAAGATTGACGGGCTGAAGTTATACCAGCCCATGCCAAAGCAGCTGGATTTCCATGAATCGCAAGCCAAAGAGCGTCTCATCCGAGGGGCAAACCGTTCCGGCAAAACTACAGCCGCCGCCGTGGAAGTGGCGCGAGCTATTACTGGGAAGGACCCCAGGTATCCCCAAGAAGGCATCGCGTACATAGTGGGAAAAGACGGCAAGGAAATGGCCAATGTGATGTACAAGCTATTGTTCCGCGCGGGGGCGTATAAGATCATCAGGGACGCAAAGACTGGCGAATGGCGCGCCTGGAACCCCTCCAACGTCGAGGACTTTCTTAGGAAGAAAGAAACCAAGTTGGCGCCCCCTCTGGTCCCTCCAAGGTACATCAAGAACACAGTTTGGGACAAGAAGGGCGCGGAGCATCCGGAACTCATCAGGCTGCATAATGGATGGGATGTACATTGCTTCTCGTCCAACTCGCTGCCGCCGCACGGTACGCAGATCGACCTGGTGTGGTTCGATGAGGAAATCTTAAACCAATCGTGGTACACCGAAATGGCTGCCCGATTGGTGGACAGGGAAGGGTTCTTTGTGTGGTCAGCCACTCCACAGGCTGGAACCATAGGTCTGTACGAGTTGCACGAGCGGGCAGAGAAGGAGGCCGCGCTTCTTCCAAAGGATAAAAGGCGTATAGAGGAGTTTGTCGTCACCCTAGCGGAGAACTATCACCTCACGGACGAACAGAAGGCGTTGTTTGAAAGCAAGCTGTCGGCCGACGAGATTATGGTCCGCGTCCATGGCGAGTTCGCGGCCCAGGGATTCAGAGTGTTTCCAGAGATGAGCAAAACGTCTCACCTCTGCAAATACTTTCCGATCCCAGGAGATTGGACCACTTACGTAGCGATTGACCCCGGTAGACAAACGTGCGCCGCATTGTTTGTCGCCATACCCCCGAACGGAGAATACGCTTATGCGTTCGACGAACTCTATCTGCACCAGTGCTCAGCTGAACTCTTTGGGCGAGAAATGGCCAGAAAGTGCAAAGGACGGGCAGTTCAAGCGTTTATCATCGACCATCAGGAAGGCCGGAAAGTTGAAGCGGGTTCGGGCCGTACGATTGAAGAACAATACAGTGACGCCCTTGACAGGCACCGAGTCGCATGCGCCAGAACCGGCACGGGCTTCACGAACGCGGCGGCGGAACCCCGTGCGGGCGTCGAAGCGGTGAGAGAATGGCTTCGTCCCAGAGAACAGCAGGGGCCTAGGCTTCGCATACTGGAGGATACGTGCCCATGGTTTCTCTGGGAAATGACTCGGTATTGGTTTGAACGCACCAAGGATGGCATCACAGACAAACCCCGTGAAAGAGGTCCTGTACATCTGTGCGCATGCATACGGTACATAGTCCAGGACCGGCCGACGTATATTCCTCCAGAGGAAAAGAAGCCCCGCCCAAGTATGGCTTATCAGTTCGCAAAGAAGCTGATGAAGTCAGAAGACAAGGGCAGGGCTCTTAATCTCGGACCAGGCACCCTGACAATTGGAGTAGGATTGCAATGATCTTTGACCCATTTGCCGACCTCAACCGCACCGTCCGCGAGCGCTGCGAAAACGGCTACACTATAGTCGATCTCAGCCAGACCTGCCACGAAGTATACCGGGCCATTCTCGGCGACGGCGCCATGATCCGGAATGTTCCTTGGAGCGCCCTTCCCGAGGGAGACCAGGAGCGCTGGGAACCCGTAGCACGCATGGCGATGTGCCTCTTTGACCTGCGAGAGGAAGGCTCTGAGATTACCATCTCTGTCGCCGAAACGGCCAAGAACTTCTATAAGCAGTTCACGGCAATGTCGGACGCTACTGACTACACCAAGCTGCCGGAAATTCACCACATTGCCTGGCAAGCCATCGTGCGCCACCTGGGCAACATTGTTGATTCAGACGGCAAGATTGACCTGTCTGAAACTGAGCAACGTATTGTCGAGTGGGCGCGAGCCAAAGTAGGCTCTACGCAACTCGTTCTTTCTTAACCTCGGAGGGATTATGTCCACCGCAGTTGCCACTAAACCTGAAGTCAAATCGGAAGTCAAGATGCCGGTCGTCCGTCGTGGCGACGTGGTTATCTGGTACGAAGGCGGAGTAAGGAACGAAGAGCGTTCGGCTCCAGCCATGGTGCTAAAGGTTCAGCACAACAGCCTGTCTCTCAGGGTGTTTGGTCTGGAGAACGATCTGCGCTTTGACTGTGTCAAGCATATGGATGATCCTTATGCCAGGGAATACGAACGGGCGACCGAAGGCGGTTGGGACGTGAGGAAATAAATGGACAAGAAACGCAGACGCCATGTGATTTGTGACATTCCACAAGGCGTTAAAGTGCTCAAGGCTTCAGAGACTACTCCCAAGGACGCCGTAGAGGCCAATAAGCTTCTCCGCAAATCTCTTGGTCTGCCGGAGAAATAATGGATAGCCCTTTCCGCAAGCTTACTCAGCAGTGGCTGGCGAAAGTCAAGGCTGCTAAGGACCAGAAGAAGGAGTTCTCGCGCGACGGCGAAGAATGCCTCAAATTCTTTCGTGGACCGTACGATTTCATGTATGGCCTGAAAGAGGGCGTTCCTCAGTCTGGAGACTTCATCTTCGTCGGCGAGCCTGGACATATGCCCAGGCCATCCGTCGCCATGACGCTGAATAAGGTTGCGGAATGCGTCCAGATTTTCGGTCCTACGCTATATCATAGGAATCCGATCCGGAAAGTCAATCCGCGCATGCTGCCGTCTCTGCCTCCAGAGGCGTTCGGTGATCCGAACGACCCGAACGTGCAGCAGATGGTACAGCAGATGATGGGCCAAGTCCAACAACAGCGGGGCAGGGACCAAACTCGTGCGTCCCTGCTCCAATGGTATCAGGACATGACGCCCACCGCGACCGATCTGAAGACCGAGTCGCGCCAGGCGATTGACGAAGCGCTGATTTTCGGCATGGGGGTTTTGTGGCCACAAGTCTGGCAACCGCCAGCCTTTCCAGGCAGAATTGTTGCCAGCTGCTTCGATAGCGTTATCCACTTGCTTATCGACTCCGACATGGAGCATAGGAAAAAAGCCAAGTGGGTTGGTAAGATTTGCACTATTCCGGTCTGGGAATTTGAAGCTAAATTCCGCCTTCCTCCAGGAACTGTCAAAGGCACAGCTGAGAGCTATAGCCAGAGGGAGTTTCTGGAATCGGAAGGCGGATATGGGGAGATGGCCCGTAGACAAGGAAAGTCCAATGACCTGATTACGTATTACGAAATCTACAGCAAGATGGGGATGGGGACTTTGCTGTCAGGTTCGGTTGGCACAGCTGCAAGTTACAGCTACAACGCCGACATAGACCCCGAGAACAAACAGATTGACAGGTTTGGGCAGTATTGCTACCTGGTAGTTTGCAAAGAACTAGACTACCCAGCTAACCTGCCCAAGGAAATTTGGAACGACGAGCAGGCCATTAGGCAGGCAGTTCAATGGCCTGTTCCATACTGGGCCGACGACGCTTGGCCGTTTGCTGAACTCGTGATTCATGACGTGCCCAATCAGGTGTGGCCGATGAGCCACTTCAAGCCTGCCATGGGCGAATTGAAGTTCCTCAACTGGGCAGCGTCCTTCCTGGCCACACGTATGAAGAAGTCGGCCAGAGACTTGCTTGTAATCGACAAGGCCGCTTCCGAGGAAATGCGTAGGGCTTTGCTCTCCGGAGAGGACTTTGAATTAGTTGAGTTAAGCAAGTCGCACAATAAGACCATCAAGGAGGTCGTCGAGGTCCTGCAATTTCCTAACGTCAATGGCGACGTGTTTAAAGTCATTGAATGGGTGACGCATCTGTTTGAGCAGCGCACCGGGCTTAGCGAGTTGATGTACGGCGAGTCAGCCCATCAGTACCGCTCCGCCGAAGAAGCCAACGTCAAGGGCCAGCAGCTGCATACGCGCACGGACGACATGGTCAATAAGACCGAAGACTGGATGAGCCAAGTAGCCCGCATGGAGGCGCTGTGCGCTCGTTGGGAGTTGGACCCTCAGAAGGACATTGCGCCAATCGGCGGGCCTGTTTATGCCCAATGGTGGCAGCAATTCATCACTCCGAGCGATCCTACGGAAATTCTCCATCAGATCGAATATCGCATAGAGGCCAACTCAGCTAGGAAGCCAAACCGTGACAAGGACATGGCGGATGCTGATTCGGCTATGCAGCAGCTGTTCCCTGTTCTCGTAGAAATAGCCAAGAGCGGCCAGACCGGCCCAGCTAATGCGTTGATTACCAAGTGGGCGGAATCCCACCAGTGGGACGCCTCTCAATTCATTCTGCCTGGACCGCCACCACCTCCGCCTCCGCCGCCAGATAAGCCCAAGATCAGCGTGGCGGTTGACTTCGCTACGCTTGATCCTGGAACCAAGCAGGCCATCTGGCAGCTTGCTGGCGTTCAAGCTCCTCCCCAAGAGCCGGCAGCAGATAATCAGGCCCAGCAGGCTCAAGAAATGGCCTTGGAGCAACAAAAACATGCCATGGAGATGCAGGCTCAGCAAGTAAAGGTGGAGCAGGAACGTCAGTACATGGCTCATAAGGAAGCCCATCATCAGCAAACTCTTCGTCATGCTCAGGAGAAACACAAGAACGACCTGAAGCTTGCCGAAGAGAAAGCCAAGCAAAAACCCCAGGGAAGCAAATGAAACAGCGCATAATCTACTCATCCTCCGGAGAGAGGACATACGAAATCAACGACAGAGTTGTCACGGAGGAATATTTCCACTCCGTCACTCAAGGCCAAGATGAGGCCAAGCTTAAGGATATGCTCAAGTCTGGTGTCCCTCCCCAGGGAGTCAGCGATTGTACCTTCATGAGAGACACGGCTAATGGACGACAATTCCAAGGACAAGAACACATTGGCAATCAGTACCGAGCCGTCGCTGAGGAGCACGGACAGAATGTCACTGGAAAGAAATACATATCCGGCTTGGCCAGGTTCCCTGGCGATCCAGAAGCCTGGGTTGAAGGTCGGGGAGATGTTCAGAAGCTGGTCGAAAGTCGCGGATGGGGCTGCGAGGGCACGGTGAACGTCAAGAAGCGAGAGCTTCTTAATCCCCCAGAGCCAGGGCCAGAAGTTGCTCCGGATTTGCTAGAGAAATACACGAACGTCATAGCTGATGCCCAGCCTATGCCACACCTAGTGGACAGGGAAGACTTGAAGGAGCAGGTCAAAGAACGTATCAAGCCCAAACATCGTCCCAAAGGCGTTACTAAAGCAGACTAATGCCATTCGCTCCATCAAATGGCCTGTATAGCCACATGGTCCACGCTCTAGGAGGATGGAGCGAGGCTCAGGAGGTGATTGACGCCATTAACGGCGCCGGATCGGGCACCGTGTCTAGCGTTGCTTTAGCGTTGCCAGTTAGCGTTTTTGTTGTGTCTGGTTCTCCGGTTACAACCACTGGCACTTTAACCGGATCGTTCGCCACACAGACGGCTAACACAGTGTTTGCCGGCCCATCGTCTGGTGGAGTGGCAACACCGGCGTTTCGATCATTGGTCTCAGCTGACTTTTCCGGTTTAGTAGTCAGCAGTTTCAATACCAGAACTGGCGCCGTAACCTTGACCTCTGGGGACGTAACCACTGCCCTGGGAGATGCGAACATTGCCTATACTGACGTAATCAATACATTTGCTGTTCGACAAATAATACAGTCGTCAACAGCAGCAACAACGTTACTTGTAAAAAACACAGCATCAGCTTCGCCATATGTTGCTGAGTTTCATGCAAAAGATGACAGCCCATATATATTTGCTGCTTTCAATGACACACTCTCATCGACAACGCCTGCGTTCGCGTATTTTGTGTGGAATACTGGAACTTTCTCGTCTGGTACTCCAGATGCACACGAGATGCGGTTTTTCACGAATGGATTCTTAAGCGACCGCATGATAATTACCTCAAATGGAATAGTTGGCATTGGAGTCACTGTCGCTGCCGCTGGCGCCGGCAGCACATTAGATGATACTCAGCTTCAAGTTCACCAAACAAGGGTACATCAGGCATATGTATTGTCGAAGCACGCCATTAACGATGATCCTTATATAATGGCTGCTTTCAATGACACATTCTCATCGACAACGCCTGCGTTCGCGTATTTTGTGTGGAATTCTGGAACTTTTGAGCAGGGGACAAACGCCAATTCCGACATGACGTTCTATACAAATGGTTTCTCTAACAACAGAATGGTCATTACTAAGGGCGGATTAGTTGGAATTGGTACTAATATAGCAGCGCTTGGGGGCGCCAATACAGTTGACTCGACGCTCCAGGTCCGCGCCTTTTCGACTTCTACAATCGGAGTTATCGTCCAAGGTCGGGCTTCTCAAACGGCTGTCTTGCTGCAATTAAAGGGCGAGTCGTCTGTACAAACGCGAGAGCAAGTAGACTTGGATAGTGCTTGGGTGGATTCAACTGATGCCACCAGGAAGTCAAGATTTTTGCTTCGGGTGTGGGACACGGCAGCCCGCGAAGTGTTGCGCGGAGAAGCCAGCGGCACGGCCCCAGCAATCGGTTTTCTTGGCTCGGCTGCCGCTGTGCAGCAAGCCAGCGGGGCCAACCTCACCAACAACGTCGTTGCCAGCGGCACTACGGACCAGATCGACGATTTCACTAACTTGGTGGTCTACGCCACGGACGCCCAGGCCATCCACAACGATATTTATCAATTAGCCAGGAAAGTCAAACAGATCAACGATGCTCTCAGGCTTTATGGACTATTGACCTAAAGGAGACAAGATGGCTGTCAACAATGCGGCAAAAATTAGCAATTTTCTATCTGGTTGCGTGGCTAATGCCGCCATGATCAAACAGGCTAGGGATACCGCTAAGATACTGGCGGAAGAATTAGCAAGTGACGCGGTCCTTGCCGCAATTGCCGATACGGATTGCGTCGGAGCTAATTCTCACCTGACGCGCACCATAGTTTTGAACTACCTTCAGGGAATCCAGCCGCCCTTGGAGGCGATGCTAACCAATGGCGCTGTGGCCACCATAAATCGCATGCCAAATCTAATGGCTATGCTTAGCGGCAGTTAAAGGGAAACAATGGCTGAAATCTTCACTAATGACGCCACGGACGCTCTTGCTGGCGACATAAACTCGTCCGCCACTACTATTGGTGTGGTGTCCGGAACCCAGTTCCCAGCCACCGGCAATTTCCGTATACGGATTGATAATGAAATCATGACCGTTACGGCGGTGTCTGGCCTGAACTGGACCGTTACCAGGGCATCTGAATCGCTGATGGGCCAACAGGTGGCGTCATCTCATTCCAATGGCACTATCATTTACGGCGTCCTTACGGCTGGAGCCCTAATAGCGAGGTACGGATAATGCCTCTGGCGACATTCGAGACGTTCCCTCCATCCATACCGCCAGTCAACTTCCCAGCCATGCTAGGCCAGGCGGCTTGTAGACCGGGAGCCATGATCCTAGGCAGGGCCTCGGTGAAACTACTTACAATATACACTCCATACCGCGTTCCGGACGAAAGCGGCAACCCGGCCAACGTGGCGCTGACAGCAGCCACTCCGGCCCGAATTGTGGAGGAAGTATAATACCCTGGCCTGGCGCGCAGCCATGCCGAAGTGGGCGGGGCCAGGGTACAAAATACCAGTTTGTTATCTTGACTTTTTCGATGGATTTGATAGAATAAGACCATGAGGATAAGGCTTACAACGTACCAGGACGCCGTAGATCACCTTGTTGATTACATTGGTGGTGATGAGGGGGACCAGACCGTCCGCTTCGCCCGCCGCGCCGTCCAGGATGCGTACAACCGTTTTGCGGGGTTACACAATTGGTCGTATTTGTATCGCCGTGGCCGTATCACTACGAACGCTCAGCAGACAGTGGGGACTGTACAGTATACAAACGCTACTCGTACTGTCACTTTGACGGGAAACACTTGGCCGAGTTGGGTCCTCCAGGCGGTAGTAGTGATCAACAATGTCCCATTCCAGATAGCCAGCAACCCGACGCCGACAACTATTACGCTGACACAGGAGGCGAATCCTAATCAGGACGTAGTGGCTGGAACTTTGTACACTCTCTACCAGGATGCTTATTCAACTCCGATTGACTTTGTGTCCTGCGACGAAGTTCTGAACGTAAATTTCGGCTTGCGCATGACCTTTGAGCACCCGGCGCAGTGGCTGGTAATGCAGCGAATCTATCGTGGGCCAGCTACGCCACGTATATACTCAATAATAGGCAGCACTGCTTACATGGGCACTATGTCCATGAGGTTCTATCCGCCGCCTGACGTTGTGTACTTCATGGATTTCGTGTACAAGAAGCGCCCAAGACCGTTAAGCATTGTCAACTATTCCACCGGCACAGCCGGAATGACGAGCGGATTGACAACAATCACGGGCAGCGGCACTCTCTGGACCCAGGCGATGGTCGGCTCAACTATCCGATTCTCAGCAGTAGGTAATAGCGTCGTTCCGACCGGGCCTTCTGGAGAGAATCCGTTTGATATTGAGCGAGTAATTACCTCTGTCCAGAGCAATCTTCAGCTGACAGTGGACACCGATCCGGTCCAGACGGCAAGCGGGCTCACCTACTCCATCAGCGATCCTGTAGATATCGAAGAAGGGTCAATGCTGTCCTTCTTCTGGAGAGTATGCGAGAAGCAGATGCGGCGGGTCAAACGCATGGACCCGGTGCAAGGCGAAGAGGAAGCATATAGTCTGGCTATGCAAGAGGCAATGGAAGCTGACAATCGGAGCACGATGAGGCAGGCTGTGGGCGCTGGCGGATATCCACGCCGTCTACGTGATTTTCCGGGCGGACCCGATATGGGGGTTTAGGTGGTCCAGACATGGGTATATAATGGAACCAGTCCTTGATAAAAAGCTGTGGAAGCAATGCAAGAACCTTGTGGTTGGGATGCCGCGCAAGCCTGCCGTGCTTCCCAATCGCGTCGGTGCTATGGTGGGCTTGGAGAAGGACCCATACGACGTGACCATCGTCACCCTGGTTGACGGCGACCATGTGAAGATCAAGTACAACATGGACTTCACGGAAGTTGATACAGAGATGCATTGCCCGGATTTCGTAGAGGGCATCTGGATTGACGCTAATACGCCCATGAAGGAATGGCCGTTTTATCTGTACCGCGCCGCGCATGAGTACCGTGACATGTGCCAAGACCAATTGTCCTACGAAGTGGCGAAGGTGCGCGCCCAGAAGGGCGAGCGAGAACTGCGCATGGACGCCTGGAACGACCAAGGAAAGGCTCTGTAATGCCCCTCCCCGTCGCAAAGCCATCCACCGTGATCTACGATTTTCCTGGCCTAAGCGATATTCCCAGGTCAGCTGTCAATCAAGTTCCAGGCACGGCCGAGGAGCAGATCAACACCTGCTCAGTTATTGAGGGCGAACTGCTCGTTCGTCGTGGTATCCGCGAGGTTGCTTTCGAGGACATCTAATGTGTGTGTGCTGGTTTGACGGCGAATCCCGCGTGGCTTGCGACGGCTCGCCATGGACCAAAGATCGTGAGGCCAGGGAACGCTTTTGTCGCAGTCGATGGGTGGTTGAGAATGGCCGAAAGATCAGGAATCCTAACCGACAGCGGGCAATCGCGGAAGCTCAGATGACAATGTTGGGCGAGGGCTATGGCCAATAACATATGAAATTACCTATAACAGCCATTGGATCGCATCCGGAACTGGTCAAGCGCGTTCTCAAGCTTGAGCGTGCTCTGAATGAAATAGCCAAGTGGAAACCCAAACCAGACAAGGCTGCCCAGATTGCCAAAGAGGCCCTCAATGGCTGAGCTAGATCATGATCTCCTAATGCACGTGAAGGCCCTGCTTAAGGGACGGGAGCATCGCCCGAGCAAGGTTCCGTTCTTCCTAGGAGCGTTAGGTGGACTGGACGCTGACGACCCAGGAGAGCCGACCAACGTATTTATCGTGGACGGAGACAAAATGCGTCTCGAACACGATATGGACTTCGTGGCCGGTAATAATTCCGAGGAACAGCCGTCGTGGGTTAAAGACCTTAATGGTGGAGATTGTGGTGCCCTATACCTGGACGACAGAACTACGCCGGATCAATGGGTTCCTAACCTCTACCACGAAGCGAGAGAATATCATTTGATGTGTGATGGTAAAGAGTACGAGCAAGCCCACGAACAGGCCAATGCCGAAGAGAAACTGGTGCGTCAGCATATTGGCAGGGAAAGCGGCAAAGTCTACACCGTGGAGCAGTCATGAAAGACCTCAAAATACGCAAGGATGGCAGAGAAGGCACATTGAGCTATCGAGAGTGCCGAATAACACTGGTCAATACTAAGCATATAGAGGATGGCCAAAAATGGGAGGATGTTGAGCTAGGCGGCTTTATGATCTTCCCAAACCTATCGGACGAGATTAACGGATTCATATACCAAGGCCCATGCCACACTCTTACTCCGCCCGTGATACCTCAAGACTGGTATCACAACATGCGAATTGAAATGGTTAAGGAGGCCGGCTTTGAGTTGGCTTGACGATATTCGCGCGATGCTCGGCCAGGCCCAGGCTCCGCTGCGGCAGGGAGCCGAGGCCGTCGTCCAGAACGCTGTCCAGCCTGCCTTTGAGACGGGCATGAACGCCTTGGGGGCTTCTGGGAACCTGGCCCGTGGCAGCGGTATGACCCTCGGCAGGCTCATTCAAGGAGACCAGGCCGGCGCCCAGGATATTGCCAGGCGCGCTTTCACCGGCATGGTTGACCCTAGCCAGCATATTTCCGGCCAAGAAGCCGTTGGCGGCAATGCCATCCTGTCAGACATTGCGACTGACCCATTGGCCATGGGCGGGATCATGCGACTTGGCCAATCTGGCGGCAGCGCTCTGATGCGCCGACTGGGTAGCTCGGGCGTGGAGAACGTGGCGCCATCCTCAGCCAGTTCGTTGCGCAGTCCTGGTCTGTCCACATACTCCCAAGACGCAGCTGGCAATTTCCAGGTAGCTCGTCCTGGTGGCCCAGCTAGCAACTGGACGCCGCAGAATATGTCGTCTGCTGCGCTCGGAGAAGCCGAAGGGTGGACTGGAAGACCTCTTAGCAACATACAACAATCCCCCGTAGCCACTCGACTACAGCGTCCAGCCTCCAGTGTCGGCTTACAGCCTTACGAAGCTAATTTTGAGCGTCAAGGCAACGCTCTTGAACCATCTCTACAAAGACTGCTTGGTAGCGAATCGACACGCACTGGATTATTTATGGGCGAGAGGGCTGGCCCTCTCAGTTCGGTTAATGCCAATGCTCCTGCTTCTTTAAGAGGATTTAATGTAGTTCACGATGTTGGAACAGACTTGGGACGGCCATCTTACGGCGCTGCCAACCGCCCTCTGAATCGACAGTCGGTAGAAGCCCTCAACGAATTTGTAGAATCCGGCAATAGGGGCCAATACTTTCCATCAGCTGGTCCAAGGGGAACAATATTTTTAAGCGAAGTCGCGCCTGATTCGACACTTGGCCACGAAGCCAACCATGCCATAACTAACGTCGCCAGAAGAACGGGGCAAATTAATCTGCTGCCAACCGCCCAAGGCAGACTGGCCGCGAGAATGCAAGAGGCAAGCAGCCCACTTGTGAATGGCCTGGGCGGACTATTAGAGGAATCTCAATCTCAGGGCATCAGTCAAGGCAGAGGATTTCTGCGCAACTTGCAAGGCCAATTGAATTTTGCGATGAATCCCCATCCCGCATATATAGACTACGCTTCGTCTCCTGGACTGTATAGATATGGGTTGCAATCCATGAGCCCTGGCTCTCCAACAGCAGGGCAGATATACGAAGGCGCTCCCGCCCTGCTTAAAATGTTATACGCCGGCGGAGTCGGCGCCGGCGCGGCTGGTATCGGTGCTATAGGAGGTCAATAATGCCAGGATATGCTGGATTGGTTCCGCTGAACAGCGCGATATCTAAGGTGGTAGTTTCCAAGAACGCTAGTTCGGTTCCGACCGACGCCGACGCCCTGCCGACGTACAGGATTTACTCAGTCAGCGGCTTTCTACTCTCGGGCAGCCTGGGGCTGCTAGACAGCACCGCAATTACCGGGGCCACGAACGCCAGCCCTACGGTCATTACTTCGGTTGGACACGGTCTGGACACCGGAGTAAAGGTAACGATTGCCAATGTCGGCGGCAATACTGGAGCCAATGGAACGTGGGACATAACCAAGATAGACTCCAACAGATTCTCCATTGCCGTGGATACGTCAGCGGGCAGCGCATACACCAGTGGCGGAACGTGGCATTCGACTGGATTGTATAACTTTACCATCACCCCAACCATTGGCCTGAATTTCCTTAGCGGCAGTATTTACTCCGTAGCAGTGTACTGCAAAATCAGCACCGTGGTAAACATACTTGAGGAGTTCGAGTTCCAAGTCACATGAAAATCACCACGTACATTTGCCGGGACAAAGGAATCTGGCGCACAGTAAGCGATTATTTTGATTTCCTAGTGGACGTTGGATTCCAAGCAATGGACTTCGTCTTCGATCCGGATGGATATGAAGAATGGACGCCAAGAAGTCGGTAGAGCAATTGTTGGAAATGTACGAGACGCGCCTGCGGTTCGTTGACGTGTATGATGCCCTGGTGGAGAAGTTGACTGTGTTTGTTGAGGAGGCGATTCAGGAGGAGCGCTCGAAAGCCGCGACTCCCGAGACTCCTACTGAGAAATATTGGAACGGTTTTGGTTCATGAGCTATCTCGGCAGGTTCCAAACTGGGCAGTCGGTTCCCCTGTACCTACGGTGCCAGGACACTACCCACGCCCCGCTTCTGCCAGACCGACCGCCGCTGGCCAGGATATTCAGCGGCACGACTCTGATTGATCAGCATTTGCTTCCGATTGAGGACCGCTACGTTGTCACAGGCCAATTCAGACTTCCTTTGTTTCTTGGACGCTTATACGCATCAGGCCGCTACAAAGTCGTCTACTCCTATAACATCGGAAGCTTCCACGGACTCTCTGAAGACTGCTTTGACATCGTGGATGGAGGAGATATACGCGGAGCCTGTATCTCCGCCTACTTCTACGAGCGGCCTGAAGCCAATTACGTGGTTCAATCACTGGAGAACGGGTCTATAATTAAAGGGCGCAATCCAACCGTATGAAAGACCTCAAAGCACTAGCTGCTGTGTATGAAGCCGAGTGTGATAGAGAATGGATGTTCTTCGAGGAGCATGCTGAAGAGTTGGAAAGCAAGATTGAAGGCATCAATGACGACATGGTAATCCGAGCCATAACCCTGGTAATAGTACAAGCTTACGTTAAAGGCATGAATCGAACATTCGAGGAGTTGGATGAGAGGTAACGTTATCATCCGTGGAGTTGGCCTGCTAGCCTGCTGGAACCCAGACGGCAGCATTTCTTGGCGGCATCCGTTCAAAAACGGCGTCACCAATCCCGGCCTGGATTACCTTGGCGCAGCCGGGTTCAGCAATGGCGCGCAGATTGCAGCCTGGTACGCCAGCCTGATCGACCAGGTTGGATTCTCCTCCCTGAACATAAACGACACTATGTCCAGCCACGCCGGCTGGGCAGAATTCACCGGCTTTAGCGGCGCTCGGCCCCAGTGGGTTAACGCCGAAGCCGGCCAACAAGTAGCCAGCAACGGCAGCTTCAGCTTCCCTATTACCGTCAATGGCATTGTCCATGGCATGTTCATTACTAGCTCGGTGACAAAAGGCGGTACTACCGGAACCTTGTGGGCGACAGCTGAATTGCCATCCAACTCGGTAGTTAGTGTAGGCCAGGTAGTTACAGGAACATACGCCATCCAGTTCTCTGGAGGGTAATATGGAAATGATTCCTGGGCCACCAATGCCGTGGGCTCCGTGGTTTAAGATCAAATATAGGTTCAATGAGTTCTCTGGGTTCAGCGTAGCCCCTCCTGCTCCGGAGAATTTTTTGCCCGCTATCGTGCAGCACGTATCTGTGAAATCTGAGTTCTCTGCCAATCCTGGTGTTCTTGCTTCGGGCAGGCGCCCGGAGCGGCCAGAAATTCCTTGAAAGGAACCGCTCCCCATGTCCACTCTCGTTTTGCCCGCCTGGCCGAAAAGCCAACCGCGTACGTTCAAGCCGCTCGCCAACCTGCGCTACGGCAACGAAATCAAAAGCTACAGCCGCTCCGATTTGGCTGCCATTATGGCGGCAGACGGCAAACGTCGAACGTCAGAATCGCTGCGCAATAGTGCTACGACCGGCACCTGGACGGAACTGTTGTTCCGGAACAAAGGCGACTTCACCGCCATGTCCACGACTGGCTCGGAAACGTCGTTCCTGTCTGGGCAGAACCAGCAGCCGACTATTCCAGCCCTATTCTTCGACCAGGTTCCGCTCCGCGCCATCGGCATCCTGGCCCGTGGCATTCTGACCACGACCACTGGCACGCCCACATTCACCTTCCAGGCTCGCCTTGGCAGCACCATCGGCGTCTCGACTCTTTCCGGCACGTCCGTTGGCGTCTCGGCAGCCATCACCTCCACAACGGGTGTGACCAACGTGTGGTGGGAAATGCGGCTGGACCTGGTTTGTACGGTTGCCGGTCAGGGCTCGGGCAACGCCACCCTTTCGGGCGCCGGGTACGTCATGAGCCCAGCAGGCTTCGCCACGCCGTTCGTCTATCCTCTGGAGCCCACGACGCCAAACACGGCAACGTGGACAGCAACGCTGGATGACTCGGTGACTCAGTACCTGAATCTTTCCGCTACGCTCCAGGCCACTGGCGCCCCAGCGCTCACATGCAAACAGCTACTTGTTTTCGGTTTCAATTAGTGTATAATATGTGCAAGTGGCCGAAAAAGCCACTTGCACAGTAACATGAAAAAAGCAGTTAACACTTGTGGGCATCCCGACAGGCCGCACTGCGGACGTGGCATGTGTCGAAGCTGCTACACCGTACAATGGCATAAGGCCCATCCAGAATTAATCAGAAAGTTAAAATACAATGATTATCGAAGGATGCGCAAGCGGCTTTCCAAAGACGCCGACAAATTGAAAGCGTTCAAGGAAAAGGGTCGCCTCCAATCAGCCGCGTGGAGAGAAAATAATAAGGAGAAATACTTGGAGTGCGCCCGCAAGCTTCAGAATAAGCTTTACCACAATCCTGACGGTAAATTAAAGCGTAAAATTCGTGGGTACAAACTTAAACAGTTTGGGATGACCCACGAAGATTATGAAGCAATGCTGGCTTCTCAAAACGGCGTCTGTGCCACCTGCAAGAAGCCAGAAAAAGTTAGGCAAGGCTATGGCTTAAAACACTTGGCCATTGATCACGACCATCAGACTGGCAGAGTGAGAGGCTTGCTTTGCCAAAATTGCAATCTGATGATTGGCCACAGCCACGACAGTATAGAATTGTTGCAAGCCGCCATCGACTATCTGAAAAGCAAATGTCATGAGCAGCCTTAAAACGGTGCCACAACCGCTTCTGCATTTTCGTGCTTTTTGTTTGGATTGCAAGAAGTTCCACGATGCAGAGGTGGAATGTGGCACCCCAATGATACGGGAAATGGAAAGCTGGCAATACAAACATGCCGGTCATGAGGTGGAATTCAATTCCCGCTATAGGAAGGTTCCACGAGACATTGACGATTCCCTCTTCGAAGCCAAAGGTGAGGCGCCGTGGTGGCTTAATCCCCATTTCCATGGCTTTACAGAGAACACCAACTTCCAGTTCTCCTTCAATGCGTCAATCAATTTGACGTATACGTCTCTAAACAGTCTGGCTACGGACGCCAACCTCCTAGCTGGGGCATCAAGCTTAGTCGTTGATAATGGCCCCACAGCTGCCAATCTGGAGATCGGCATTAAGGCGTTGGTCAAGAACAATGGTTCGTCAAACCCAACGGCTGGCAAAGAAATTGATTTGTATACTTACGACGCTATTGATGACATCCCAACGTATCCAGACACAATTGCCGGCACAGACGCTCTCAAAACTATCACCACTGCCAATATCTTAACGTCTGGATTCAGGCTAATGGCGTCATTATTTGTGGCTGCCACTCAGAACCAAGTCAACCCAATGGCATCGGTTGCCCTGTCGCAATTGTATGGAGTTATGCCACGGTATTGGGGCGTATTCGTTGTGCATAATAGTGGACAAGCTCTGAATGCCAGCGGCAACCAATGCACCTATAAGGGCGTATACGTGGCTGGTTAATGAAACCGCTGTTCCCCTTTATCCTGAACGTCGGCAGCCCACAGGCTAAAGGTCTGCTATTCTGGGGTCCGGGCGGACCTGGCAGCGGCAACATGTTCGATTTCTCTGGCCGTCAGGATAACGGTCAGCTGAATGGCACTGTTCCTACAACCGGCTTCTGGGTGCCCGGAGTTGACAATGGCAAAACCGCCGTTCAGTTTGATGGCGGCACCATTTTTGTCAGCCTCACTAAATCAGACACGCTCCCAGTATCGTCTGCCGTCTCTGTGTCGTGTTGGGTCAAAACGTCCAACATTGCCAATTACAACTATCTTATTGCCAAATGGGGCGTAGCCAACGGCACCGATACCTTCCAGCTTCGTATTGATCAAACCACCGGATTCGTTTATTGGACAGTATCGTCTAATGGAAACTACCAGCCAGCTAATGACCTCAACGGCACCACTAGCGTTGCCGATGGAAAGTGGCATCTTATCACCGCCACTTACGATGGCACCACATCCAATGTCTATGTGGACGGATTATTGCAGTCCTCCTTGGCCGTGGCTGGCGCCCTATTTGCCACTGCCAGCTTCGTTCGTCTTGGGGGCCTATCGGACGGCAACCTAACTGCTAACTGGCTTAACGGCCAGATGGACGATCCCAGGATTTATAATTACGCCCTGTCGGCCAAAACTATTGCCGACATGTACAAACCGGCAACGCGATGGACGCTAAGGACAAACAGAAGGCGGCTGTTCACTTCGAAGTCAATTCCGGCAATCGTCGTCATGCCGGAAGTTCGTACCGGCGTGCCAAGGCCAGGGTCTCCATGGTTCCAACTCCGCGCTTTGACTTCGAACCAGATTGCTCCAATCATTATCCCGGCAGACAACTCGTCGCCCAGCCAGGCTACGATCACCGGCCCTCCGCGACCAGGCTCGCCATGGTTTCGACTTCAGCCACAACAGAATATCGTCACCATCGCGGCAGCAGCACCGCCAGCCGCCGAACGAACTCCGTCTCCCCAAATGTTCGTTGGCCCTCCTTTGCCAGGCGCTCCGTGGTTCGTATTGATGCAGCAACAGGGGATTGTCGTAAGGGACACGCCCCCTCCAATAAAACCTCAGCCAAATCAGCCGGACAAGAGTTTCAGTGGACCTCCCTTGCCAGGGGCGCCGTGGTTTGTTTTACGTGCCCAGCAAAGTATAGACCTCACTAGGGCGCCTATACCGGATTTCAACATCGTGCAAAAAGTCATTTGTAGCTCACGAGCGACCTTCAACTCGGGTGTATTAGCAACCGGCAGACGACCTGAACGACCTGGTATAGGTGCGGATCAATAATGGATAGCTATCTAGAAACTCCTGAAGGTCTTTTGCTCGTCGTTGACGGCTTCGATCCTATGTTGCTCTGGGACGGGCAGTCTGCGCAAATGGTTCCGGCCGGCGTAGCTCCTCCTCCCGACCCAACTACCATGTCTCTCTCCGGCTCTGGAGTAGGCGGCATCGTAGGCACATACAATGCCTACGTTAGATTTGTTGATAACCTGGGCTTCTTTTCCAACCTATCCGGCATCTCCCCAGATTTCACCGCATTAAGCTCTGGAACTAACGGCAACATAACCGATGCCAGTTTTGCGGCGCCAATCCAAATCACATCGGCTGGCCACGGGCTCCTCACTGGAGCAATCGTTAAGGTTTCTGGAGTCGGCGGGAATACAGCTGCAAACGGCTTATGGACTATTACAGTTACTGGCGCCAACACCTTCACCTTGGACGGCTCGTCCGGAAACAGTACATATACTGGCTCTGGAACATGGAATGCAGGTATTTCAACTATCACATACAACGGAGTCCCAACAACCACCGACCCCAAAGTAGTCCGCAGGCAGATTCTTCGTAATACCGATGGTGAGGAAATCACGTATTATGTTGACGTTGATACGACCGACCTATCATCGACTACCTTCTCTTCGACCCGCACGGACGCGGAACTTATTGTCCAAGAAAGCCAAGCCATCCTGGACTCGGACGGCTTGCCGTTGGCCAATCTACACAGCGTCCCGCCAACTACCAAAACCTCCCTGGCGGCGGTATTGGGACGAGTGTTTCTTGGGGGTCAATACGACGAAACCAGAGGCGCAGTCGTCGTCACCACGGGGAGTAACATTGTCCAAGGCATTGGAACAGATTGGGTGTCTGGGCTGGCAGGACGTGTTCTATACGTTGTTGGCGCGGTTAATAACTATACTATAAGTAGCGTTGACGTATTGCTCCAGCAGATAACTCTAACTTCGTCTTACACGGATGCCAGCGACGAGTTCGGGGTGTACGCTATTCGCCCTCAGCCGGCCGAAAGACGCCTAGTTTACTACACTCCTCCTGGGCAGCCTGAATCTTTCCCACCAACGCAGGCGTTGTCTATTCAAGAGGATGACGACGAAATCACCGGCCTGATGGCGCGCGGAGCGTTCTTGTACGTGCTTGAGCGGCGTCATATTTACAAGATAACCTTCCAGGATGACCCAGCTAAAGACGGAGGTGTGTTCCTGGCAGCAAATAGGGGCTGCATTAACAACCGCTGCTGGCAGCTAGTGGACGGCGATGCGTACATGCTCGACGAATATGGTATACATAAGTTTACATCAGGTGTGCCTGAGCCATTATCAGACGATATCCAAGAAATCTTTAGGCCAGGAAGCCTGTACAAATTCAACATCAACTGGACCGCCAGTCGCCACTTCTTTGCTGTCACAAGTAGACCTTATGAGATTATCAGGTGGTTCGTCGCCCTTGAGGGGGACTACCTGCCACGCCATTGTATCGCCTACCACTATAGACTTAAGCGGTGGTGGTTGGAACGATACCCATTCGCAGTAGGGGCTGGCGTATCGGGCCATATCAACAACATCCCGGTCACGTTCCTCCTTGGAGAAGGAACAAAGGTCTACGCAATGTGGCAAGGAACAACCGACGTAGCTAATCCAGAACTTGGAACGATTAGAGGAACGGTAACGTCTTCTGGCATAATCACCCTGACTGACAGCACGGCGTCGTTCTGCACATCAGGCAAGGGGAGTGTAATTAACTCCCCGGTGGTTATCTTTGATGGCACGGGCAGAGACCAAGTGCGCCGCGTGGTCTCTGCCACGGCCACCACTTTGACCATGGACATGCCATGGACTGAGTCTTTGGATATCACAAGTACATATCAGGTAGGCGGCGTGGTATGGAATTGGAGGTCAACTTGGATGAGGCTAACCGCCGTGGATAAGAACCAAGAAAGGCAGATTGAAATACTCTTTGAGCCGACGATTAAGCCGGCCCAAATGGACTTCTCGCTCACCTATGACTTTGCCAAGCCAGAACTCACACAGGGACGCATGTCTTCTTCCCAAGGAGGAGGAGTTAGAAGCGACGTTAATAAGCCCAACCGAATCATCGACCTGACCAAGGCCGACAGCGTTGTCCAGATTCGCACCCCTGGCCATCGCCAGCGGTTCACAGATGGCAGGCGCTACGTGCAAATTGCTCTCGGAGGAGCCTCCAATGAGGATTTGGTGGCTGTCTTTGAGATGATCCTGGAGGGCTTAGGCAATGTGGCAACCGTCTCGCAATCTCAGCAATGAATTTGTCTTCCGAGCGACCTCGGATGTATATACTGTCAAAGAGGTAGACTGCGATATCGGCGGCAGAGCGTTCAAGGTGTGCGGCAAGAACGTAGTCTACCATGTCAGAGTTAATCCCGACGAATGCGAATGTATGGGTTTCCTGAAGTACGGAACCTGTCGGCATCTTAAGGGCGTATTGGAGGCGCTGTACGAATAATGCTGTTCAATGTTCAAACCTGTTGGTGTGGCCAAAGAGTAATTGCTATTGGTTTGTGTCGCGATCACTATCTGGACGCATTTACACCGTCTGGTAATCCCGAGTGGGCAAACATCAAAACCGCTAGAGAGCGCTGGAAGGTGGAATTAGAACGCACGAAGGACAAGACGGCCAAAAGCGCCAATGAATACGGCAAGCTGTACGACCGTCCGGAGGAGCACTACTAATGGCTTTCATGTGGGATCAGCGGGAGCGACTGCTACGCGACGACGACTGGACTGCGCCAGCCTTGGCTGAAGAGTTGTATTGCATGTTTGGACCCCAAGTGCCAAACAATACCGAGGCCCCGGTTAACGTCAGCCTGCCCACCGGCAGCCAGGTTCCGCCGTTTCAGATAAGCAACGCACCGCTTGATAATATTCCGATGTTCGATTTCCATCATGCGGACGGCACGCCTGGCGGGAATATCTTCTTCTCTGGCGGCAATTTCTTCTTCCAGGGTCCAGGGAGCCAACCATCGTTAATGGGTGGTGGTGGCGGGGGTGGCGGTGGCCCCACAGTTCCGGTGTGGGGGTAGCAACGGAGGTTTTACGGCTTTCCCTTCTGGTACGCCGATCATTGGCAACACTCTGACAGATGCTGTATTTGATGTTTTCCCTGAATATTTCACCGGACCAATAACTGGACAGCCGTTTAACGCCGGAGCCGATGCGCAGAATTACGTCCTAGGTTCTTTGGCTTTTACGTTCGGCCACACTTTAGACAAGCCGGCTGGCTGGACCAATGATGTAACCGATTTTAGCGGGGTGTCTGGTGGCAACCAAGTCCGTACGCCAAGGATGGCAGACGGATCATCCGGACCAATATTCGCCAGCCCTTCCGATGCCCTGGATGCTGCCAACGCTGCCATTACAGCCATATTGGCAGCTGCAAGCACCATTAAGTACGGATCGATTATCCGGTTATTTGATGATGGCATGGGTGGACACGGGTACGTTTTTGGTTTAGCCCATGGAATCCCGTAAAATTATATTGACAAAACCTTCTGGATATGGTAGAGTGGTATTCGAGGTGAATCAATGCCAGGTTTCTATACAAACACGCTGGGCAACACCGGCATAGCCGGAACCGAGACGAACCGTGGTGGCGCCCTGGGCATTACGTCCCAGATGCGCAGCTACGACCCCACTGAACTGTCGCAAGCCCAACTCATGGAAGCCCAGCGGGCGCAGATGCCCGAACAACTTGGCATCCAAAAAGAGCTTGCCCAGAACCAACTCCAGCAAACAGCTGACAAATCCGCAAGATTCAATGCGGTTATGGGGGCTCTGAGCGGCCAACTTGGCAAGCTAAACGGAGGAGTGTATACTGCTGGTGGACAAAACACCGCACCTCCGCCTATTACAGCTGGCCCAGTGTACAACTCCCAGCAAATGCAGCAGATGCAGAATCAAAATGCTGCTCAGCTTCAACAGGGGGCTGCTGGGCAGGATGCCAGGACCTCTGCCAGCTTGGCAGGCAGGGGCTTTGGGGCCAATAGTCCGTTAGCCATGGCCCTGCAAAGCGCCAATCAGGCCAATACCAGGGGCCAAGTGGCCGGGACGAACACCCAGCTTGGATTGAGTGCGGCCCAGGCCAATGCTGGACAATTGCTCAATAGTCAACAGGCACTCAGTAATCAGTGGGCCACTGGCAACCAATTGGATATACAGCGTAGGACGCCCCTAATCCAACAGCAGACAGCAATTCTACAAGCTCTCGCCGGTTTAGTATAAGGATGTATATTAATGGAGTATGTTGAAAGCCATGTAGCGCCTATTGGCAAGAGATTTGGGCGCCTAACAGTTCAAGGCGTCAAATTCTCGGTATCAAGCGGATCGCAATCTCATTCTCATGTTGTGGTTTTATGTGACTGTGGGACATATAGAGCATATCCAATTAGCTCTCTCGTCAGGGGCCGATGCACCAGTTGCGGCTGCTTACGTGGAAAACACCCCAATGTAGCACAATGGAAGCACGGTGGGCGAGGCACGCAGCTTTATTGCCTTTGGAATAGCATGAGGCAGCGATGCAATAATTCAAATGCAAAACAGTATAGCAACTATGGTGGCAGGGGTATAAAAGTTTGTGATGCGTGGAATGATTTTGCTGTCTTTCGCGACTGGATGACTGCATCCGGTTATCATCCTGGCCTTACTCTTGATAGAATTAATCCGGACAAAGGCTACTCTCCAGATAATTGCCAATTACTCACGCGGGCAGACAATGGCCGCAAGGCACACACTGACCGCGAAGCCAAACTCGCCTCCAAAGACCACCTAATCGACTCTTTAGCGATAGCTCTGGTTTCAGTATTGGGGGCAACAAAATGTTACTAGTCGCTGCTCTGATTTTTCTACTTTTGGGGGTAATTTACATGTTAGCAGAAGTACAGTCTCTGAAGGACCAGGTCGCCGTCAGTGTTGCTGCGGAAGCTGCGGCTATTGCCAAGGTTGGCGCCCTGACGACCCAGGTCACTGATTTGACCGCTCAGCTTGCCGCCGCAGTGGCGAGCGCGATTACCGCTGAAGACAAAGCGGCCATCGTCCAGGCCACGACCGACCTGAAAACGTCGAGCGATGCTCTGACGCCAGTGGTTGCGTAAACTAACTTAACCCCGGAGCAATACAATGGAAAATTTTGCCGATGTAACTTCAGAAGACCTTCTCCGAAGTCGTGTCACACTTCTGGAGTGCGAAGTTAAGAGCCTGCGCGCACTGGTTGGCGCCCTTCCAAAAGCAGCTATGCCGTTCGAACCTGGAAATTTGGCCTTCCCTCCTGGAGATAATATTCCTAAGCGGTCAAACCAAGACTATAATGTCGGTCTGACATTCGCTGGAACCAAGGACGGGGAGGCCATTCCTTATCGCGTGGTGAAGAACGATACGTACGCTCCACTGGTTGCCGGGCAGGAATTTGGCGGCGGAATCGTGGACACCAAGCTGACGGTGGTGTGCGAGCCAAACAATCTGTGCTATGTAGAGTTGTAACATGGCCGACATAGATGAACTTCAGAATCCGGAACTGTCCCCCCAGGGCCTAGCCCTGCTTAGGCAAATACGCGCCTCTAGAGGCCAGGCCGCGCCATCGGCTTTACAACTGCAAGCCCAGAATGTCACCCCTGGGGCCGCTCCTGCTCCGCCTGGGTGGAGAGACGTTCCCCAAGCTGGACAAACCCCTCCTCCTCCTCCAGGAGGCAGCTACACATCAAACCCGATTGGCGGCGGCATGCTTTCCGGAGCAGGTAGGGACGCCCTTATGGGCACCTCTCAGGCTACGCAGGCTCAGGACCCTCTCGCAGCCCTCCAGGAGCAAATGGGGGTAATAGAAAGGCTGTCAGGACGCGAGCAGCAGACTCCACAAATAGGCACCGTGCTTGATCCAGGGTCTCCGACATATGGACTGTTGGGCTTGGGCGGTCGCATGGTTGGCCCACAAGTGGCTCCCAGCCTTCGACCATTTGAAACCGACGTTCTCCAAGGCCAACAAGCCCTGGCAGCCAATAGGCAGCGCCCAACCGAAGCTTTGCTTGGCAGGCTTGGTGAAATGGGCCGGCAGGCAACGGCCCGTGGCAATCTGGCTCTGGAGGAAATGCGCCTGCGCGGCACTGGCGATCTTCCCGGCCAGCTACAAGTCAATCAATCGCAAATTGAGGCCAACAAACTGTCCACGCAGCAAGATTTGCAGCTGGCCAATGATTACAGAACATTCATGAACGACCCGGCCAATGGCCGCAACCGGGCTGAAAGACAGCGAGCCTGGGACGCTAGCAACATGCCAACTCCTGGATATGCTGGCGGGGCTCAGGCCCCCGAAGAGGGAGGTACTCCACGGTCCAGAACCAGGCCATCAACAGAAACGACGCCAGAGTCTACAATACAATCGGCCTACGGCGACGTTGAGACTCGTTATGCCCCAGAGACTAATGGCCGGAGGGGGCCTATCCCGGCCGGAGACGCCACAAACAACGCCATAACCGAGATGGTGACACGTCTTAATCAAGACCCGCAATTCATTGGACAAAACCGGCGCGGCGTCATGGACTTCCTGACCTCTAAGTTTGGCCAGCTGGCCATGCAGGGCTGGGCCGAACAAGCCGCCAACAGCGGACTTAATGGACTAGTGTCCACTGCTCACGGCAGGGCCTTGCGGTCTTTGAATCCATCAGGATTTTCCAGGCTGCCCACCGAAGAGGAAATACGGACTGGGGTCGGGAGGCGGATCAATACGCCATCTTTCCTTGGCCCGCAGTGATTTATGGGATACCGAATCTGGATTGTCGAGGACCCTCAAGGCAAACTGTGGCAGTTAACCACGGAGACAGCCGCCATTGAGGAGGCGTTGTACGTCTGGAAGTCGCCGAGATACAACCCGCAAGGCATTCCTTGGGAACGAATCGAACTTTTGCCTGAGCAGTTTCCGACAGGATTAAGGCAAATATTCGCCGAATCCCCTTGACGATTTTCGGAAAATCCATATACTGACACGTAGCCCCAGACTGGCAGACCGGGTTTGAAAGTCGTAACGCCACCCACAGCCGAGGCCATCAGGTACAGCGACAAGAGCGGGCAGTCTTAGCAGCCACGATATGCTCTCCCAGACTCCGGTCGTGGCGACCGACACCCAGCAATGGGTTTGCTAGGCGTTGTGTACGGATGCAAGCCGGGTGAACAACGTTAAAAAACCACTCTCGGCAGGGCGGACACCTCACGATAACGGGGACGACCCAACGCATCTGACTCCTGCACGGAGTCGGTGCGTTTCCTTCTCCTCCAAGGACCTGTACTCAGGTCAGCAGTCATGAACCTGTCTGAAGCTGATCAATGGTTCTCAACAGTAGTATCCCATAGTAAGTCTACCAGGGATCATTGGATTACCAGTGTCTTCCCTGATCCTGGTACACCCTACTGGGTGTTCAGGATAACCTATGGTAAGAAGAAGCCGAAAGCAGTATTCAGACTGGTCAGGTCAGATGAAGTATCAGTAGATACCATCTGTGATGTAGCTACCAAGCTGACCAATGACCTACGGTGCCCTGCACACCTGAAAGCGTCAGATTGTCAGGTTCCACTACTGGACTAACGGCAGCCTGCCGTGTACCTATATACGCTGGATAGCTATGGTCTTCGATCCTAACAATCCGTTCGCCATTCAGGACCCTTTCAGTGTCTTTGGGCGCCAGCAAACAGCGGCGACGCAACAGACGATGCCTCCTCTTACGCATGAGGAGGAAAAGAGCCTGATGGACAAGATAGGAGCAGCTGGCTTGGGTGGGCTTTCCTTCATTGGAGGGATACTCAACAAGCCAGGCCGCGTGGTCAGGGGTCTGCTCGGCGGCACCCCACGAGAGGCGCTTAATGTCATTCCATTCTCTGACGCACTTGGTATCACTCGCCCGGAAGACGAAGTTCGCGGACAAGACCTCCTTGGGGCTAAGGATGCGCCCTTCTTTTCCCCAGAGGGCATTGCTGGATTCGGTCTTGACGTGGCAACGGACCCCCTTACGTACCTGTCTTTTGGTGGCCATGCTCTGTCTAAATTGGGACAAGCCGCTAAGCGGGCGTCAGTATTGCCAGAGACTGTTGCAGGTCGGGTGGCTGGTGTGGCGGGCTCTGACGCTTACCGTTTGGCCAAAGCAGCGAATCCGGCAGAATACGCCGCCAACCCCATCTTCGCCGCAGCGGACGTGGCCGGACAGAAACTTGGTGGACATATTGGAGTGGGCCTTCCTGGTGGTGGTAACGCTGCCACTATGGACCTTGGACCTCTCGGACGTGCGCTTGGACAAGGAGTTTCTACAGCCGCCTCATTCGTACCTGGGGGATCAGCTGCACTTGACATCGCTGGACGCGGGCTGGGAGCCGCCAAGGGTCTATATAACCGGACAATTCCCCCATTGTTCGAAGCAGCTGTAATGGGAAGGCAGACCCCCAACGTCCAGGAGGCCGCACGGGGCATAACTGGGGCCATTCCTGGTGTCGAAGCCGGAGCCAGGGAGATGGGGATGGGCCTGGCCAAGCGGGCGGTAGAAAACAGCCTGGCAGACGAAGCCGGCGGCAAGCTGATTCGCCACCTACAGGAACTGCCGCACGTCGATCCGTTTACAGCTGCTAGGGAAATCGGGAACTTTTCGCCGGAACAAGTCAACGCGGCGAAACAAATCGCCGACGAAATGTCTGGCACCTACCAGGATTTCCTCAAGAGGAGAGTAGCCGGGGGCCGCGAAGCACCACTTTTAACTCCTCAAGAGCTAAGAAGTGGAGCCGGAGAGGGAACTCAGTTAGGCTACGCTTACCGCCAGAAGACGGAGCTAGAACCGCCCACGTTCCGGGACTACATGCGTACGAAGTCGCCTTCGTTGGAAGGCGACGAGTTCCGGAAGGGCTGGACTGAAGGGCTGACGACCCATTCATTGAACACCATGGCCAAGGAGGACTTGTCCCTCGGTAAGAATGCCAACCTTTGGAATGATCCTGCTAAAATGGACGCATTCTCCAAGCTTAACCCCACGGAGCAGGTTAAGCAGGTCATTCTGGATAAATACCTGGGCGGTCAGAAGCTGGAAACGGAGATGACTCAGCTTCAGAAGGCCATCTCAGCCGATGAGGCGGCGCACAACATGGTTGTGACGCAGCCAGAGTTAGGTGAACAGCTTCTTGCTAAACAGGCCGAATATGCTGCGGTCAAGCGCCAGGCTGCGGCCCTTGCGGACATGAAGGTCAACAACTCCCTGCCTCAATTCCTCAATCATCCGATCAAGGACTTCGTGAAAAAAGTCACGATGGAGGAGATTAACTTCCTGAAACAGGACGGGATGTATACGGCCCTGGCTAAGTCTGCCGTGGCGCCGGGTGAAGGAACCATGCCAATCATGGAAGGTCTGGGCAAAGCCTGGAACCCCACGGAAACGGCAGGAGAAAGCATTACCGACCAAGCAGGCAAGCTGGTAGGCCACGAAGCCCCCCAAGGTGCGCAGGTGCAGATGGCCAAAGCCCTTGGTACGACAGTGGACAAGTTGTCCGAATTTCACGTCCCACAAGAGGTGGTGAACGATCTTAATGGCCTGTCCCGAGCGCGCAGCTACGCCGGCATTAATGACCTTGTGAAGATTTTCGACTCAGTTACCAACCTGACTAAAGCCGGGCAAACCATGTTTCCGGCCACGGTCGTTCGAAACGCTTCTCAGGACATGTTTAACAAGGTTGTTTATGGCATGTTCGACCCGGCGTTTAGCAAGCTGGACCCACGGCGCTATACGCAGCCGATGGCAGAGTGGTACAAGATCGCCAACGGCGGCACGGTAGACGGCCTGGCTGAAAAGCTGGCGAAAGCCGGCGCCAACGGTTTTGCCGGTCTGAATGACGTTCAGGCGGCGGATAAGCTGCGCCAGATTCATGCCGCTTGGGACGTAAGTCGAAGTGGAGCAAAGCGGACTGCGGTGGGTGCAGAGGAAATCATCGGCACGGCGAAGGCTCAAACCGGCCTGGAAAGCCTTATGCCCACTTCGGAGCAAGCTAATCCTTTGTATGCTTACGGAAAGGGATTCAAAGAAGGCAGCTTTGCCCCCTCGGCTATACCCAAAGTGGCTGGAGTTGCTGGCCAGACAGAGGACGTATTCGCGCCAGTGAAGGCTGCCAGGTCAGCTAGTAGCGCGAGCGATAGCCTAATGAGGGGCAGTTCTTGGTATTCTAAGCTGCTCCAAGGGCACTCAGAAGAGAGCGCGTTCAAGGAGATGATGAAGGCCCATTATGACTTTAGCAATATGTCTGGATTCGAGAAAGGAGTGATGAGAAGGGTTCTGCCCTTCTACAACTGGGCACGCCAGAACGTCCCGGCAGTTACCAAAGAGATAGCGGAGCTACCAGGAGGCGCCTTGGCAAACGCAGTCAAAGCCACGGTAGCCATGAAGGGCGAGCATCCCGGCTTTATCCCAGGGTACATCGGCGAGGGCGTTGCCGCCCCCATTGGGGAGGAGCAGGATGGAAAACAGCGATTTCTTACCCATCTGGGTCTTGGTTTCGAGGACCTTGGCCAACTTGCTGGTCCAGGTGGACCTCTTGGAATGCTCAATCCTCTCATCAAAGCGCCAATTGAGCAGGCTACTGGAAAACAACTGTTCACCGGAAGGGACATTAGAGACCTTCATTCACGGCTTGGGGATTTGACAGGAGCGCCGCTTCCAGCCGTTGAGAATGCGCTTCTAAATTCGCCCGCAGGGCGCGTGATATCGACTGCTGGGACGCTTGCGGACCCAAGGAAGACAGCGCTTGATAAAGCAGTGAATTTGATGACCGGAGCACGTCTATCTGATGTTGACGTAGCCTCTGCGCGCAAATCAGCGATTCTGGATTATATTCGGGAAGCTCTACGTGGTCCAGGGATATCTCGTTTTGAGGATATAGCGGTTCGTCGAGATCAGATTCCTCAATTATCTCCGATGGAGCAGCAGCTGTTTCGCTTGTACCGGACTCAACAGGGTCGTTGACGCATTTCTGAACGGCCTTGTGAATAAGACCGTGGATTCTGCTCCAACAACTCCACCTCCTCGGACCACCTGTCAGGATGGAGTATTCGCCAAATGCCACTTGGGATAGGTCTTCAATTTCTTCGTTGCTCATTGCTGCTCCATGATTAGTTTCTTGGCCCTGACGAATGCCAGGTAGTGCTTGCCTGGTATTGACCAATCATTTCTATCATTATACAGATGTTTAAGGAAGTCAGCACAAGCCATCGCTAACTTCGAGATTTCTTTGTCGGTCATGACCGGCTCCGGCGTCGTGGTTGCGGAACGTGGGGCGGCTGAGGGTCATCGTAAGCCGAGCGCTCGTTCACATCCCTCCCCCCAATGGTGGTCCAGTTGCCCTTTCCGTCCGTGGACTGGATAATGTGGCTCCAGGTGAGCTTAGTGCTCTCCACCATGGCCTCGGTAAGGGTCTCGAACGATAGAGTTTTGCTGTCGCCAACGATCTTGGCGTTGACCTTCTTCGCTGGCAAGGGCTTCTGTTGCCCTAAGAACCCAAGGGCATCAGCCTCCATTTCCCGCCAGAAGGCGGCTTCAATGGTCTGGCGGCGAGCCTCTTCGTTGGGAAACGTCTGATTGGCAAAATGCTCCCTCATGTTGGCCATGGTAAGACGTTCGGTTTGTGCAGGCATAATTCACTCTCCAAATAACGGGTTAAGAAATTGAAACATTTTCCTGTACGTATCGTTGCACTTGATCCAGGCCACGGCGTCAAAGGTTATTGCTGTTCGCTGCCAACTTGGCCCATACAGCACATCGCAAAGGCTGTAAGCAGCATGTTCTGCTAGAGTATATTTACTCAATTGTCACCTCATAAAAGCCTTCGGAAAGCGGCACGGCCCACGTCGGTGGTGCCACTCTGATTTCAAGCGTGCCGGTTTCGGTTGTAGTCGCCCCCTCACCGATAACAAACTCCCCGCCATTAATTCTTCCCATTAGTGTTCCGTATCCAATAAGACCGCCAAAGGTGGATGGCGCACCTTTTGGTCCAGTAAGATACTGTCCAGGAGTCTGCGGGAAGTGATCAATGGTTCCGGTTGCACGAATGTTTACCTTTCGATACTGCTTTCCTATAGACTTCCAGCCATCCTCCAGCCGCAGCTTGACAGTCTTTTTGCCGGGCTGTACGTGGAATTTCACTATCTGGTTAAACGGGATGTCAGCCTTGCCCAACACGCTCACCCCAGATAGCTTAACATCCTTCATTAGGCCCTTGAGATCACCACCTGGCGTGGTGATGACCACTGGATAGCCAATCAGCTTCTTGTTCTCCACGACGGATTTATCCACCTTCATCTCCGCAATGTCCATCAAGGGCACTTTCAACTCCCCGTACTTCGTGGCTAGCGTGAATACGGCCTCCTTCTCCACTTGGAACATAAGTGAACTACCGTCCAGCAACATAAGACAAATCGTTATCAGCATGGCTTTCTCCTTTTGGCGATGGAAAAAGCCTAGCACATATTTTCCGTCTTGTCAAGTTCTTCATGAGAATTTTCTGGACCATGTTGGCAGTCCAAGGTTTGCCCGACCGTGAAGACCAGCCACGTTCGTTAAGCTTCTCGGCGATGCGATAGTGGGGCAGCAGGTTCATGGCGATAATCTGCTCCAATATGGCCATTTCCTTCTCGTCAGTCACTAGAATCCCGCCTTGCCACTTGGTGCCATACGGAGCTATGCCACCACAAACGCCAGTTTGTGCCTTCTTGGCCTCCAGAGCCGACTTGGTTCGCTCTCGGATCATGCCCCGTTCCAACTCAGCAATAGCTGAGAAGATATGGAACATTGCTTTTCCGTAAGGGGAGGACATATCAATGTGCTCCCGGAGTGAGATAAGGTGAATCTTGTTCTTGCACCAATTGTCTATTGTGACCACTGCATCGCACATGGACCGGAACAAGCGGTCGATTTTCACGACCACTACCGTGTCATCGGGGCGTAGCATGGCAGTCATCTTGCTACCAGCTGGGCGTTCGTCAAGCGCTATGCTGCCGCTCACACCGTCGTCAGTGTGCCATTGGAACCTGCCCCCAGTGGCGCTGTGTTGCATCCAATCGTCCAGCTGTTTGTTTTGGGCCGCGACCCCAAGGTCTTGCTTGTCAGTAGAGACTCGGACATAGAGGTGCAACATATCCCTAGCTCCAAGAGTTCTTGTGCGTGCATCCAAACCCAATCGCCATCCACTGGCACACTCCGCATTAGTTTGCCACAAATACATACGGATAAGTCATGGTTCTTGCTGGCGTCCCAACTCTCACCAAATCGCCGTCGCATGTGTTCGATACCTGCTGTGCAGGGCATTGGTTCTCCAGTATAGCCAAAATTTTGGCGTGCCATCTAGACCATTGTAATCCGTGCCATAGGTCGTCTTCGTAAACCAGTAAGTAAAGCTTATTTGCCAATAGGCGCGCTCTCTGCCTGTTGTTCATTTGTTCCCTCTGATCTCCAAAGACGTTTGGCACTCGCTACCGAAGCCCTCGGCCGCATAGACCGCTTCGTAAGCCCGGTTCAGCATCCTGGTAGATTCCGCTAATGCCGATACATACCGATTGTTCAATCCGGCCCGCTGGGCTGCGGTGGCAATGAGAAGCAATGCCGACGCTCGCCCCAAATCCCCCGCCGCGTCCATCATGGCATTATGCATGGCTGCTCGTGCCCCGAAGTCCGCGTTGGGCATGGAATTATACCAATCCTCCAGGGAATAGAGATAGCTCTTAATTCCCTGCAAGCGCTCCTGAGCCATCTGCACTGGCGAGCGTAATTGCACTTGATGCTCTGTGCGCATGTGCCCGACAATGTCGGCTGACACTGGGCTGGGGCAGATTCTAATCTCTAATTCGGTCATTTAATGCCTCCGTGATTGCCTTGTTGAGTCGGTCGCGCCACCTGTTTCGCAAGCGAATATCAGGGATGCTGGACCGGGTTGTCGTTCGGTAAAGAATACGCCATAGCGTCTGTACGGTATTTTCAACCAAATAGTCCACGTCGATCATAATGGCCTCCTGATACAATCCTCTGCTCTGGATACCATTTTTCTCCAAACGAGACTTCTGTTTGCAGGCTGCCAAAGCGAGGCTGTTCCCCAAACCACATTAATCATCTCTATCAACGCCGCATACGCCGCGTTGTAGATGTCAGATTCTGTCATAATTGCCTCTCGATTAGTTGTCTACAACGACATTCAAGTCTTTCGTATAGATTGAGTCTGGAGATTCCGCCTAAATCCATATACCAATTCGCCCATCCATTGTGGGTAAGTCCCACCAGCTGGCTCAGTGCATCTTCACAAACCTTTGATATCCACTTGGCCTGTTCGTATTCGTTCATAATTGTCCCTCAATTAGACGTTTGGCGCGATCCCTGATTGCGTACCAAGCAGTATTTATGTCTCTCGCGGTCCAGTCAACCGTTGGCCCATGCAGGGTGATCAGTAGATAGTTGGCCGCTTCACCAGCAACAGCTAGGAGTTGTCCGTGTCCCATTATCCCACCTTATGCAATGTTCTGCGTACTTATCGACTCCGCCAGGAGTAATCCCTGGCCCAGTGTTGACTTCTAATACAAATAATCCGCCCCACTTGGAACGAACTATATCCACAGCCCCAAAGTCCAGCCCAAGAGACTCGATAGCCTTCTTGGCCAGATGGTCTAGCCAGGAGAACGGGGATTCGCATTCCACTAGCACCCAGCCCCTATTTTCGCTCCAAATGTTTGGGTCGTTCTCCACGCCCCGCTTGCGTCGTTTTCTCTGCACGCGAATGACTTCGCCACGGAAAACGTGGACACGGTATTCCTCAAACTTCCGTATCCATTGGATGGAATAATCGTACCATTGGGCGTGATAAGGCGGACTTTCTCCTTTTGACACAATGATCGGCCCGTCACTTGCCGCGTGCCGAGTCATTTTTCTGAACACACGCTTATAATCGGTCACTTCGTCCCACGGATTCCAGATGTTAAGCTTAGGGATTCTGACACCTTTCTCCTCCATGGTAATCAGCGCCCCCAGCTTATGGGAAGCCAACTTGACAGCTTCCCAGCTGTTCAGGGATGTTCCTTGGCAAGGATACTGACTGCCATAACGGACAAACCGTGCGCCAGGACGGCCACGTGCCCGTCCGCGTGGCTTGCAGAACGATCCTTGCAATTCTGTAATCTTTGCCGCCAAAGCCCTAGCTGACGTGGCAGAGCAATTGGCATAGAGCACGAAGTCAATCATCTAAGAACCACGTAATTAGTGTCATCTTGAACGTAGAAGCAGCCGGTGTCTAATAGAATCTTTTGGATTCTACCGTGAAAAACGTCATAACTGTCGTCAAAATTGCAGCCCATTCGGGTCATTTTGCTCATAATACCGCAAACATAGCATAATTCATCCATACTCACCTCCCGATTAGTTGCGGCGGGCCAAAGTCATCCATGACGCCGGCCCAGCACATCAAACCGCAGAGACAACCTCAAGCTGGTCGTTGTAGCGGCACCCTTGGTCAAGCAGAGTGCGCCTGGCTCTCGTCATCCACGTGAACCATTGGGGAACAGCGTACACTCCGAGAAGGTTTTCCAGGGAGTCAGCAGCGTATCTGGCCAGACACATAATCACTCCTTGGCATGACGTTCGATGATTTTCTCAAGGACTTCAATGTCCTCCGCCGAGACCTTGTCAGGAACCGTATCTGTTGACCCCAGCACAACTTCCAATTCCTCCATTCTACGATCTACTTCCTCCGGTGGCAACTCATTTCCGGTGTCCCAGCAGTACATGCAGGTCGGTTCTTCATCGGGCAAGGGTGGCCAGTCCACAAGCAAATGGTCGCACTTGCCGCAGGTATATTTGTCGCTAACGAGCATTGTCACCCCTTTTTTGAGTAACGCCTTTATTAGGCGCTTGGATTCCTTCTTGGAATGTCCATCGCTACGCAGGATGGACAGCATGTGTTGTTTCAACTCCCTATCCTTCACGTATTTCTTCTGGAGTCCACTTTTGCATATGCCGCACAGACAATTCGCGGCATGGTGTTGTCGCTTGCCCGTAGAGGCGATAGTTTTCGTAGCGTGACTCACTTCTAATCCTCCGGGTTCTGTCTGCGAAAACGAACCGTTCCAAGCGGCGACGGACTCTTCTTCTCCTGGCTGCAATTTCCGCCGCCGAAAGAAGTAGCTCGAAAACTTCTTGGACCACATTAAACCTCCAAGGGAACCATGTATTCCCATAAATAGCTGTTCTTGTCAAAGGCACACCGATAGGAATGCCTCCTCTTGCCCCATTTGCAGAACTTCATGCCAGCGACAACTTTGACAATGGCCGCTCCGTCTTTGAAGCCGTTCCAAAATCCTTTAATTAGCCTACCTTGGCGAACGCTGTATATCTTTTTGGTTCGCCTCTTGCCGCCACGGTCTAGCCGGATTGCTTTGTTGTCCACCAGCGCCAGTAACCTTACTTCCTTGTAAGGAGCCAACTCATTGAGCTTCATAACACTCCTTAGAAAGGAACCTCAGGCTGCACGTTCCCACCTCTGGCAATGACGTTCTCCACATCTCTCCGGAACATGGTGAACGTATTGTCGCTGTCAATCGCTTCCCTGTCGGTGATTTCGTCCGCCTCCTTCTCGGGTTTCAGCGTTACGCCAATGTACACGCCAAACCGGAAAGCGCTGGCTGGCAGGAGATAGCCATTCTCAGGAATGCCTTTCATGGCATAAACCAGGGCGTGAGTTTTGCCATTGTACCTTGACCGGCCAAGCCATTTGCATTCGATTTTGGTTCCTTTCCGCAGACTGACCGCCCTACTCCGTTGGTCAACGACCGTCGTGTCTTTGATTACGGTAGCGTGTACGGTCCTTCCACGCTTGATGTCTTTGTCGTGCAATTGCATATTATCCTCCTATGTCCGCTGGGTTAGGCCATCGCCGTCCGGCTGGTGGGCACAGCCGGTCAGCGAGGGTCTACATCACGAGTTTAGCGAATTCGGCAGACACTTCAAGCAGGGTTGGCTCACTGATTTTGTCCTTGATCTGCTGAAGAGTGCCACGAAACGTGTCCGCAGACAGTGCATTAGCCTTATTCCGAGCCGCAATGACCTTTTCCCGAAGTATCCTCCGGTTAAGTGCCCGTGCGGTGGCGTTGTCGCAAAACAACTCGCCTTGCAAATCGTCCCTTGGTCCGTCATCGTTGGCGGGCAATTCATCGGCCTGACACCCTAATTCCTCTACGTCGTTTTTGCCGTAGTTGGTGGCCGTTTGGGACTTTTTTGTTTCCTGTTCGTAATACTCCTTCCAGGAAGCCGCACAGTGCGCGTCACGCAAGTAGGTGCTGCGGTCCTCGCAGCCTACTGCGCGGTGCACGTTGTTGTAATACGTGGCATGGCTGACACGGCCATCATAGCCGGTGTAAATCTTGGTCCCCCAGGGCTTGTACGTGTCGTTGGAGTACCAAATGCCGTCGTCCCATGTGCCCTGCTTCTCATTGATGATAGTGGTTTTGCCTTGACCATCCATGATGACCAGCTTGGAGTGGCCGATGTAGTCAGAGATAAACTCCCTGATAGCGGCGTTGCGGTGAAAATTCCTGGGCAGAATCTTCAGCATCGTGTCCACGAATACCCGCGTATCGCTCTTGTTCTTGTCATTGGCATACGCACATCGGCCAATGATGCCGTTGTGGGCCAAGGCCAACTGGCCATGCTGAGGAATTAGGAATGGATGGCAGTTGTCCAAATCCGTGGTGCCATGCGTGGCGATACGGGCGTGGAAGACCACGGGCACACGGAGATTGCGGAACCAACTCCAATTCTGGCGGAACTCCTCCGCTTTCATGCCCTTCATGATCTGAAGCTTGCCCTCCGCTGGCCACATGGCTCCCCAGCCGTCCTTGTTCCTGTCCATGGCAGCCGCAAGATGATTCTTGGGGATATTGCCCTCCGGGGAGTAAATGATTATGCACATGACGGAACCTCCTGGTCTTCGAGATGCTGGAGCACACGCAACTCCAAAAGATACTTCGTGAGATTAGGATACGTGGTGGAATGGCGACCGACGTAGTTCGCAAAAGCCGAGTCAAGCTTACCTGGCTTGTGCAGCTTGGTGGAGATAACTTCTTTGTAATCCACGTTCCGCGTGAACTCTACCGCCGCAATCACTGCTTCGATGGCTTTCCTGACACGGTCCTCCCGCATGTTTCCCCGGAAGATGCGAACTTCCAGGGTATTGGCGGTGATGTTTGTAGCAATGTAGCGAGTGTCCTGGTAGCCAATCGTGTGAAAGGTGGCTGCCTTCACGTCCACCTGCCGTGCCCATTGCCCGCATGTTTCCTTGTCTCGCTGGGACAGCCGTTGGAATAACGCCCCGTTGATAAGCTTGGCGAACCAATACAGGTGCTTCCTACGCAATTGCCTCCTGGCAATCTGGCCGGCATTGATATTCCTGCGAATTTGGATACCTTCGAAAGCTGGCCAGGAAACGTGGATATGCAATCCACATCGGCCGGACGTATGGGAAGTATACCCCATCTTCCGTAGCTCGTCAATAAGCTTGAAGAACGCCCCAACAGGTGTTTTCTTGGGGCGTTGCTGAAGCCACAGCTTTCGGGAGATTGGTTGAGTAACCAACTCCCAGCCATATGAACTCAAGCTGCCATCGTGCTTGGCAAAGCACCACTTGGGTTGCTTGAGAACCCCTAGACCGTCACATTTCCCTTGGCTGTCCTTAGCTTCCACTTCTAGCTCAATCCCCAGCCAATACGAATCTTTCCCAAAGAAACGTATGCTGGGTTTGTAGTCATGTTCATGCTGACGCATGACTAAACCCTCGCAACATAGGCCAGCCAACCCGGCCACAGGCGAGGGGCTGGTGGGACAGCCGCTCACATGGGGTCGAAATCGAACCAAACAAACATACCACAAAAACGCGGGAAGTCAAATCAAATTATCCTTCTCCCCCGTAGTCTCGCAATATGCTGTCAAAGTGATCCGGATTAGGCCGCTGGACGAGGACGTTGTACAATGTCTCACCGTCCTTGAGACGGATGGCGGTGATTTTCCCATAGACGATGCTGCCGTCAGCCATTTCGACCGGGATAATGTCCCCTACTTGCATTTGTTGCCCCCCTTGGAACGCCATTTGATTGCTTCAGCTTCTAGGAACCTGCGATGGAACTTCCGCAGCCAGTTTTCCATGCCGTTTCGATTCAGGCGCCGCGTGGAGATATGCTCCAATACGCTGGCGACGGTCTGATCGGACAGCGGATTCTTGGGGTCGCTCGGCGTGAAGTCTGTTGATGCATAGACAACAGCTGGACCAACATAGCTGCTACGGCTTCTAACGCCATTGCTGGCCAAGTCTGAAGCTTTCCTTGTACCCCCTGGATAGCCGGTCAGCACAATGTGCATTGTCTGCTGGCTGGCTTCGTCCAATTGTCCAGACGGATAGGCCATGGATAACGAAAACGATGGCCCATTTTCATACGGACGCATACGTATCATCCGCGTTTTCATCGCGTACTCTCCTTTAAGCAGGCGAACAGCAAAAACGCACACACTAAGAACGCGACCAGATAGTCCACGTACAATTCTCCTTGCCCGGCACTGGGCGTGATGCCCCACGTTCACCATGGGACATCACCCAAGGTCGCAACAAGCGCCCCTGGCTCCAGGGTGCATCAAAACCATTCCAAAATGGATTGTTCTTCCAGTCCTTGGTATTCCACGTATTCCGCGTTGGTAACTGGCAGCCCTTCTGTGAATATTCCAGAGGCCAACGCATCCTCCCCGCAGCCGTGGCAAAGGTAAATCGGGTACTTGCTGTCCACGGTCAGGTTGGTGAACGGCCGGACATTGTGACGCCGGCAACGTCCGTGGCAAGCTGGACAGTGGGCATCAGAGCATTCACAAGTCATGACTATACCTCCGACGTAGGTTCAGGAATGTGCTTAATCCATTTGCAATCCTTAACGTACAGGAAATCTTCCCCTGTACCCATGATTTCGCAAGTGTCGTTTTCTTCCCAGAGCACGACCTGAAGCCGGTTGCTCCACTTGTCCTTGACCCACCAGTAGCCAACTTTGTCAGGCATGTTCCCTCCTCGCGGGGTAAATGGTCCACAGAGCGATGTTAAGCAGACAGAACGCCAGGAAATCGAACGTCCCCGATGCTATCGTATGAAACGTGCCGATGAGCAGCAAGGCGACAGACAAGGCTTGCATAGCGCCTCCTTAATGCACTGGCCATACTCCCGGTGGGCCGGGAGAGTAGCGAAAGCATTACTAGGGCAGGCAGATCGTGGCCGGATTGAGCCACACTTTTGTCAATTCGGCTGCCATTTTGTTAAGCTCGTCCGCCTCCTTGGCAAAAAAACCAGGATCGTTGCCACGTCCGATTGCAGCGTCACTGACATCCTCCTTGACTTGGGCAAACACCTCCACGGACAAGTTGCGGAACTTGCTTATAAGTTCCAGGAGTTCAGAGGACAGAGATTGGGCTTTTTTTGCAAGGCTCATAATAGCTCCAAAGAAAAGTTTCCGAACGAACAAACATACCACAAAATCCGCGAAAGTCAAGAAAATTTTTCAGTGTACAGCCATCGTCCTTGGCCAATGGAGTTCCAGCGGCATAACACCGCATGGAACTCTTCCTCCGCACGCAAGCACACTTCGCCCGTGCCTGTGCGTCCTGTTGGGATGTGCAGCCAATTAAAGGCAAATAGTCTTCTCATGTTCATGCCTTTCTGTTCACCTTCCGGTCTATATCGGCAAACCACATTGACCGTTTAATGCGCTTGCACAAGTGCCTAATCATGTCCTTGCCCCACGGATAGAGAGGGCTAAATTGTAGGCACTGTTGTTTAATGGCCTTGCGCACCTGGGGGTCCAAGCCTTCATAGTGGCTCAAGGCGCACAAAATAGTGCATATGTCTTTGTCGTTTAGACTGATCTTGTAGTCCATGTCACGTTCCTGCCTTTCTGGGAACCAGCTGTTCGCTGTACCCCCAAACGTAATTGCCGTTCTCCAGGCGTATACCGTATTGCTTGCGCCCCTTCCATTCGCTAATCTGCTTGACGTTGCCACGTACAGAGAATTCCTTGGCATAGAGACCACGGAACCACACGGGGGCGTTGAGAGCGAACTCGCTCTTTAGCGGCCGGCCAGGGTAGCAGCCTAGCCAAAGCAGGTAATTACGGTATTCCAGCGCCTCAGCAGGCCCAAAACGCTGGCGAATATCGTATAGCTGTTGGGATAACAGCCAGCGTGTGCCGGGCCGGCTTATCCACGTTGCCGCCCATGTAGAAAACAGTTTGTCCTTGGGGGCATAGCGCCCTATTATAGCTTCACCCATATGTCCTCCGTCTGGCGCGGGGCGCCACCCAAGCGCACTTGGATGGCACCACGAGTCACAACGAGTGGTCGTGCGGAACAACTTCGAACCTATCAGCATCCCATACGTAGGGATAATATGGCGACCCATCTGGCTCTAGAATGTACGACGCTTTGGTTATTTTGGTCGGACTAATGGCATAATCCGTGCCACGTTCTACTTGGACTGCCACAGTATAAACACGGCCAACTGTCAGCCCTGCTGATTGGTGGCCACGGATGCACTTGACCTTAAGATACCTGGTCATTATCAACCTCCTCTATGAATGAGTAAATCGCCGCAACGGCAATACATACGATGATTGTCACGGATACCAACGGTTCCATGATTCGCCCCTTATTCCCAAATTGGTGTAGCGTGGCAGAACGCCTGCAACGCTGGATGTCCTGTTGGATTGACAATATCTTTGGCAATCTTCTCCGCATGCCTGGCACTAACTATGCCTTGTACGGCACTGTCCAGATAGAACAAGGGTATCTGATGGTACATAGTGCCATGGATATCCTTGCTCTCCACTGAAGCGTAAATGGCGTACTTCATTGTCCCTCCGGGTTATGCACTCTCCGCAAGGCCGGGTCCCCCGGCCAAGCAGAGAAAGCATAGCACGCTTTCTTGGTTTTGTCAAGCAAACACTTTGGCCGCTTGTGGCGTAGTTACGGTGAAGCTCGTCGCCTTAGGGAAATATCGCGCCAGGCTGACAAGCTTCCGCCCCACATAGCCTTCCGAGGCGTGGGTGGTGTAAATGGCGGTCTTTCCAATGTTGACCGAAATACCGAACGACCGGCCCAATCCGTAGGGCAGCCGCACGTCGCGACCCTTGGGCGTTTTGACACGGGGCGTTTTGACGCGAGTGAACATACGTACCTCCTTCAGGGTTAGAGCCGGGGCGTATGGGGAGCGTCCAATCTCCCCAAGCACCACGTACCTAATCCTTTGGAACGAAGATACACCCCGTGCCAACATTCACAGCGACCAATGGTCGCGGAATAGCAGGACTTTTAGGGGGGCGGAGTAAGCAATACCACTCAGTGCCAATCCTAACCCTGCCGTTAGGACGCCACCCGTGCCTCATGGCACGCCCCATAGTTTTTACATAATCCGTACGCCCTCCTTTCGGCCAAGGATACACATCGTCAAGCGTCAGGCCGCTTGCTAGGGCATTAGCCCTAGTGTCCGGCTGGTGGTGGCGGGGTGTCCGAACCCCATCGCCACTAGTCGCAACACGGAATTACTGGCGGGGTTAGGGCGTACCATTGCCCTGTATAGAATACCCCATTGAGCCTACAGCACACCACTACAGCTATCCCGTCTTGCGGTTCGCACTGATTACGCACTGGATTCCATGCGTAGCGGGTAAACCAGGTTAGCATACTCCCTCCGGGATAATTGGCGGTGATACAGCCAGTGCACTAAACCACTGGCCACGGTTATTATGCCACACTACGCCCAACCAGTAGCTATCCTGGTGTGGGACCATGTACAACGTCCACGGATTGTCATTCATAGCACGTACCCTCCAAGAGCACAATAAGCTCCTAACTCCGATCCGGCACTGGGCGTGATGCCGGGTGGGGCGTGGATCAAACACGCATCCTACTGCCCGGCATCGCACCTAGGGTCGCAATCACTCCCAGTAAACGCCACCTAACGCACCACGTACTTTGACCAGGCCAAGGGAACGCATGGCCTCATCGCGGGCCTTGCGGCGTTCACGCTGTTTGGCTAGACGCTCAAGCCTCTTGGCCACGTCGGCGGTCAGGCCGGGCACGCACCCTGCCTCAAGCATGGCATACTCCGTAGCGGACAATCGTTCACTCATGGCGATACTCCGTGGGTTCTGTGCTGGCCCTATGGCCGTATCCGGCCAAGGGGCGAGAACAGGGCATCCTTGCCCCGCACGGAGTTAGTTCATCACCGTATCGCATACCGATGCATGCGGCGTGGCACCTTCCACTGTCCACCCACTAATAGCGGCCTCTTGCATGGCCTCTGCGGCCGACACATAGTACAGCGTAACCCACTGTCGGCCAATGAAGCCAAAGAGGCGGTACTTGAGGTATGGGTGCCATGGTGCCGGGCCTAGTTTCACTGTATGCATAGCTGTACTCCGTGGTATACTGCACTGGCCATCACCCCAGTGGGCTGGGGTGGTAGCCATGGCAGGCTACTTGGCGGCGACAAGCTGCTTGCCATTCTGGCTGGCCTTGTACGCTGCCTCTTCCGCGTCACGCTTGGCCTTCTGTGCCCGCAGGATGGCCTGCACTTCCGGTGTGCCAGTGGCAGCCGCTACGCTGGCTTCGCTGCCCTTCTCCAGGCCCTTCGACGCCTCTGCCTGGCTCTCCGTGGGCAACTCCTTGCTGCCGACCAAGGTGATGTTCAGGCCGACCTGGCACGTCACGGGCACGCCGTCCACGGTGATCTGCACTTTCTGGCTCAGGTTCCAGCCCAGGCTGTCCGTGGCGAACTGCCGTGGCGACAGGGTGAAGTCCTGCCCTGCGATACGCACGATGACGTTGGTGGCCTTGGCGGTGAACTGCTTGCGGCTGACGGGGCACGTGGTCTTGGTGAAGCTCATACTACTCTCCGTTAGGGTACTGGTGCACTGGCTGTAGGGCTGGTGGGCCAGCCCAGCGGCCATGGCACTAGCGTGCCTCTTCCATGCGGCTGGCAAGGTCGTCATGGAACTCCTGGTCGGCACGCTTGGCGTAGACCTTGTCAAGCGATACGTACCGTGCCAGGCGTTCAGCCGGTGTGGGGCTAGGCACATTGTGCTTGATGGTGTACAGCGTGGTGGTGATCTTCACGGCATATCTCCGTCCGGCAACCGGCCGGGTCAGGTCGGGCCGAATTTCGGCCGACACCGGAAGCATAGCACACTTTTTTTGCCTGTCAAATTTTTTTTGTGATGCTCAGTATATCGCGCGGGCGCGCGCAAAAGGTCAAAGAAAAGTGAACAATCGTCCAGAGTCAAGGAGCAACCGCGCGGGTGCGCGTGATCCATAGGCTGCTGTGCACCGGCATCCAGTCACCGTACGCAAATCCTGTGCCAAAAGCCACAGAAGAGCATGGTACTGTAGGTGTATGTACCCTCCAGATAGGGGAGAGAGACGTGGTCAGCTATGCCCGCAGGGTGCTGCTGCCCCACCACCTGCTGATGCAACCCTTACTATCCCATCCCATTGGCATGGTATTTGCGTGGGTGCCTATTGGGTCGATGCGGAAATGGTGGTTTCGGGCTGACGCAAAACGTGGTGTACTATGGAGGGGGTAAGGATGGGGGTAGGGGGCACCGGGGCAGGCCCCCCTAAGCGGCCGGAGGTGGTACTCATATGGCGTCCGCAGGATTTCATGCCATGGGGGTTTCGCGAAATGACGGGTATTGGTATGCAGCCCATAAGCCACCAGATCGCCTAGAATCGATCCGGATGTACCTGGGAACCATAAGAGCCACCCATGTGATTGAATGGCTCCTACGGCTTTTGGAGGGCTTCTGAGGGTATTGTTAACAAATGTTAAGGGTTTCCAGTGACTCTAGGGCGTTCTGGGGTACAAACCATGCTTCCTCCCTGCCGCCATGGCTAGCCAGCCACTCTGACTTTTGAGCATCTTTGCCCATGATCCAGCCGACTATCCGGAAGGTGTTTTCGGATTCCTGTACGACTAGGACGTAGGGCGAGTCTGGGTTGTCGTCTTTCCGGATGATTAAATCGTGCCAAGGCTGGGAGCGGCCACGTATCTCCAGGTTGCGCAGGTCTGGCTGGCTTCTGAATGTGTTAACAGTTGCCATGTATGGTAGGCATAAGCCCTTGGCGGCGGCGAATTCGGCTTTGGCTCCAATATCATGGACCCTCTGAGAGTTGCCCTCCTGGCAGCCGTGTTTGTTGGCCAGATGCGGTTGGTTCCTGGCTTTTGCCAAAGTAAATGCCGCGTCCATTTCTTCGGGGGTTAAAGTCACTAGCATCACACTATCTCCTTGAGAGCCTTCAAAACTGCTTCTTGGTTTCCGTACATTATTATCGACTTGATAACCTTTAGCATGCTGCAAGCCTTGCTGCCGCCTCCACCTGCACCGCAGATGCACATGGCTGCGCCACCTATGCCTGGCTTGTGGTACATATTGCATGCCTCTCGCAGGGCATGCCAGTCTTCAAACAGCCGCTTCTTCTCTTTCTCGTCTAGTTCCCACATCAGTACGGCCTCACTTGTAATTCTTCGTACAGCTTGTCGGCTTCTTTGTCTCGAAAGACGTGAATTGTTTTGTCTACCATCTTGACCTGGGCTCCTTCGTCGAGCCACTTGATCCAAATGATATGGCGCAGGTTCATGGTGACTTCGTCGTAATGCTCGTCGGTTAGGGTTATGAAGTCCATAACGCCCCCTGAACGTAGCCAAGGCCGTCCCTAACGCAGCCTTGAGACAATAGAATGCGAGCGCACCTGTCGCGAGTGGAGAAGTATACGTAGCTACTAACCTCTACTAGTCCCAAGGCTTGGTAAAGTCCGCAGGCGGCGAAATGTGCCAAGCATGCTTCTCTAGGAGTCATTAGTGCTCCATTAGAACTAGTGTTCTAATATCCATTGGGCCATCTGCCACCTGTCTATCTTGGCGTGCCGGAACTTCCCAGCGGTGGACAGATTGTGCTTCACGTCCGCCTTTTTAACTTCCACTGCAATCCCGCCGTGCCTTTTTACTCTCAAGAGGTATTCGAGGTATGGCTCGTTGCGCTTCCTTGTCAGGACCACCACGGCGCTGACTACCTCTAGAGGAAAGCCTTCATTGATCAGATCAGTCTTGGTTATGTGTGGGCAGTCTTCTAATACGTCGTGCAGCCAGGCGACGGCTTCGTATTCCTCTCCCAGGTGACGTACTAGTCCGGCGACGGCTTCAGGATGTGTGATGTAAGACTCTCCGCCCCAGCGCAGTTGCCCGAGATGTGCTTTGGTTGCAAAAGCCGAAGCGGAGAGTGGGGGTGCGCTCATTGTATTTTCTTGGCCTCTATCTTCCAAAACCATCTTTCGAATGGAGGCACTCCAATGTGCTTCCATATGAGCATTCCAGGAGAATTGCTCTTCAAGATGAATTCCTTGGCTTTTTCAATGGACGAGAATAGGCCCTTGGAAGTTTTGTACCCGGTGGAGTGGTAAGTTAGCTCGTAGACCGTTTTACCGGCAAGCCCATTGACCTGGCTTTCTTTATCAGGTCCTTGTAGTTCGGGCCTTCCGGGAACACCAGAACCAGGTCTGGCATTTGGTTTAGCGCCGCCGTTATATTGGAACAGGCTGTTATTAGAACGTTTCTTCGTCTTGCCCATTGGTCTGCGTGGTATGCCACGCCCTCGCTGCCGTCATGAATGATTTCAGTTATTGGCGTGCGATCATGTAGCTTCTTCAATGCCAACCGGACTTCCCGTTTAAGAGTCGGCAGGAACGTCTGATGCACATGACCGCACACCAATACTCTCATTTACGCAACCTTCGTCATGAGGTTAATCCCGAAGTCGGCCGTCAGGTACTCGCCGGCCTGGGTGAACCAGATGCACGTGACCACGTCGCCATCGGGATAGATGTACCCAACCTTCATTCGCGGGCTGTTGCCCACCGTCACGTTGTCGCCCAGGGAGAACTTGATGTTGTTCCGGTTGGCCTGGGTCTGACGGGTTTTGCCCTTCCGGACAATGCCGTTGCCAAAAGCGGGCTTCTGAGACAGAACAGCGGTAAGACTCATGGTCTTCCTCCGAGGTTGGCCTATCCTTTATCCTAGCAACTTACCAGGAAAAGTCAAGGCGGAAAAATTGGTGGGCCTAGGTCGCCATTTATTCCCCGGCCAGGGCGACTCCACGGCTGCCGGGCAAGATGTTCCCATGTCAACCCACCTGGGGAACCAGCGGTCGCTCATTGATTCGCTCGGCCGTGTAGGTGCGGCCGGTTTTGATTGTACCACATCTTGGCTGCCAAGGCATGCCCAATGTAAAGGTTATGCTTATACCCAAGGTCCATTATCCTGATGACCGCGTCGGCCAGTTCTTCTTCTAGTGCAGAAAAGTCTGGTATTTTCTTGCTGGGCAGCTTGCCGTCCCTGACAGCCTCGCTGGCTTCGCTGACTTCGCTGTGTATGCGAAGTAGCTGGGTATTAATGTCCATGCCGGTAAAGCCGTGATTCGTTGCTGTTGTATGTGCGGCAAGAGACATGCGTTGCCACGAGTCCACGAAGTCCGGCTCGTCTCCGGGGTCCAATGTTGGTAGGCATGGGAACGAACACGTTGCTGGTTTATCTTCAAACATGCTTGGGTCTCCCAGGGCCATTGATGATACTGCGGTTCTGCCGCATTTCCTTTATCCTGTGCGTTCCCATGTAGTATTGCCAGGAGTCGGTCACGACCCTTTCCAGGGCTTCCTTTGGTTCGGGCTCCGGTATGGGGCCGGCAAACCATCGCCAATCGTTCAGGGTTCCGTCACGCTTAACGTCATCAGGGTGCAGTCCATTGACGGTTCTAACCAGCCTGACAACCCTTGGCCACCTGCCTGGGCTCTGGACGAAATACCATCCAGGTTCAACCGGCCTTCGAGTTGTGTACCGAAAAGGGAACTTCACCTCCGGGAAGGATGACCGTGGAGATACAGGGGCCTCTGGTGTATAGAATGCTTTTGAGTAACACTTCTCTACATGCTTGCTCACTGTTTGCTCCACACACAAATTTCCAAGCGTCCACTGGGCTCCATCGAAACCAGCCGTTCCACTTGTGGTACTCTATGGCTCTGGCCATATTCTGTTCCTCATGGTAATCAGGGACGAAATCAATTTATCCGCCCGCTCTTTTGTTAGAATATCAAGTCCAACCGGGTTTGTCAACTGGCTTCCTGACAAAATCACAGAAAATTGATGCCGGGTGGCATTGCTCATCGGGGTGGTCAGGTCCACATCCACGAAGTCTGCCGGAGCGTACTTAACGCGATCATGAGGTTTCTGCGACGTTTGCGTCTCTCGTTCATAGTCTTCTCGTCTTTTGGCGAGTCTCTGAGGTGGCCAGTCTTCTTCCTCTCCTCTTCGGAGCCATTCCATGAGCGCTTCTGGGTCTCCGTTCTCGACTTGCGCTTCGAGTTCATTCTCGTCATCCTCATTAGCCACGATTATCCAGGGCACGCCGTCTTCTGGTTCAACGAACGCCGCGTTTTGATTTCTGATCCTGTCTATCTCGGCGTCGGAGAATATCAGGAATACTCCTTCCAAAACATCCTCATCGACTGTTGTTAGCTTCATCATCCCACATCCACCTCCTTGCCTCCCATTCTGTTTCGCTAAGCCTGGCTTGCCCGCCGCCTAAGTCTTCCCAATTTTCGTTCTTCCAGGCGTAGTGTTTTAACCAATATGCTCGACATGGAATGCAAATCCTATAAAAATATTGATGGAGACCGTGCGACCAATCGCTTGTTCTGATTCTGCGTTTGGTTTCCCTGCCGCAATCATAGCAATGCAATACTGTCACGCCAGCATCCTTTCGATCTTATCCCAATCGTCCGGAGACCAAAGGGCCACAGTGTTGCCCGCTGCCGCGAAAGCGAACAGCCAGTCATACTGATCCTTAGTCGGTTCCTTCCCAGGCATCTTCAACTCCACGACCATCGTCTTCGTCCCACGGAGCAATATCAGGTCCGGAAAGCCCTTCCCAGCCCCCTGATACGGGGTAATCCACCGGCGATTGATCATCATCCCAGGGAGGAAGTGGACAATCTTCCACCCCTTCTTCTGGGCAGCTTGTATCACTTCCTTGGTGAACTGGCGTTCCCCATATTTTCTTGGCGAGCCACGCCGTGATCTCAAGCGTGCCATTACGTAGTCCGCCTGGTAAGCGTTCGCTCAATGTCCTCGCGTCTTGCTCTGAGGTATTCATTGATTGTGTTGTTGGCCATTCTTGCCCAGGTGCTTTGTAGTGCTCTGGTGGTCTCACTTGGCTCAGGGGTAGCCACTGTACTTCCCTGTCCCAAAACAGGACTTGGATCGACCGGACCCTCCTCTGGAGGATTATTATAAAGTCTACAGTCAACCACTGTTCTTCCATCTCTTCTTTCCACTGGCAAGACTCTGCCTTCGAAATCTGTCCATCTGGCTGAAGGTCCGACGTACCAATCTGGAAAGTCAATGTTTTCAAAGCGATTCATTCCATGGCTACAATTGCTTCCGACGAAGGAGCAGACTCCGACTTTTTTCCACGCTCCTTCAACGAGATGTTCATAAAACGCTATCATGCTTCGCCTCCATACACCTGAGCATTTTCATTAGGCTGAGGATGCTATCGGCCAAATGCGACACCGCTGTATCGTACGTGTACTGCTCCTCAAACAGAGCGGACGCGCCGTACTCGCTTAGTATTGTTTTTTGTAGGCTCTGCATTCTGCGAACCAAGTCTAAAGCTGACAGGAGACATTTGTTCCGGAACGATTCGATCCGAGCTATCTCCTGGACACACTCTTTCATCAGGTCGATACCATCCGGGAACTTCTCCGTGGAAGACTCGGTTTTTGCATCGTCCTTCATGGGCCAGCCTCCTGCACTGTCCACAAACCGTCCTGTGCAAGTTAAACAGAACCACTTGCTTGGCTAATTCAGGCTCGTGTTTGTCCACCATCAGGAAAAGCTTGCACAGTCTCCAGCATACGGGGCACACTACCATTGCTTCCTCCGACAGAAGTTCGGATACACTTGTGCAACCGGCAAATCCCAATTGCATTCCGGCCAGGGGCGGACATTCACTGGAGATCGTCCCAGAGTTCTCTGTGCAACCCAGAAGGCTTGGTTGAAATTCCTTCCGGTAGCCCCGCATTTAAACAATGCTGCGGTCCAATGCCTTTGGTCGTCAGACATTCGATTTTTTCGCTTAACGGCTTGGCCCACCATTTGAACCAGTCGTCCATCGACCATGCGGACAGGTCTGACCGAGTCAGAGTGTGTGTGTCCACAATGAGGGCACGTCGGTCCTCGCCGTCTGATTCCGCCACACTGTGGACAAGATATGTCTTCATTTATTTTCCCTTCTTGTAACGCCTTTTGCCTTTCCTTTTGCAACGCTCTGTCGCTAAAGTCCAGCGTCCACTCGTAGTCGTCGTTGGGCGACCCGTGACGCCACCATGTTCCCGAATGGTCTTGAAGAATCGCGTCATGCTTACCTTCGTACGCGCGTAGGATTCTTCCAACCATCTGTATAAATGTGCTGTACGCTCCGCACACTTGGACCATGATGCCGTAGGATAGCCATGGCCAATCAATGCCTTCCCGAAGGACTCCAAAGCTAGAGACAACTCGGATATCGCCTGACTCGCTGCCTTCCCTGATTCTATTGCGTTCCGCTTCGGGGGTTTTTCCGTCGATGTGCGCTGCATTGATGCCCCTCCGGATGAATTCATCAACAAGCCATCGGCTCTCTGGTACTCCTGGAGCCCACAATACCGTTGGCCTCTCCACCCCTCCATGCCGCATCCAGGCATCAAATATATCGGCGAACACAGTACATTGCATGACACGTTTGACCATGCCGTCATAGACGTACTCTCCAAGGGAGTTCATGCGCACCCCATCCATATCCGGCTCGGGAGCGGAGAACACGGTGCAGGGAACCAGTGCACCGTGCTCCCGCCCTTCCGCCTTCGTGCCGGCTATGATGAGTTCGTCGTACTTCTCAGACATTCTAACCGGAGTGGCGGTCAGTCCTATAACCGCCACGTCCGGGTTTAGTTGCCGAATCTTCTCCGTGACAGCGTCGAAATCCCTGTTATGGGCTTCGTCGATCAGAATCATTCCGAAATTCGGCAGCGCCAGCCGTCCATTGGCTATCCTTGCACGCACCGTCTGCGTGCTCATAATGAGCATCGAATGGAATGGGTTAAACCCATGCTCAGCTGAGATATATCCGTAGTTGATCCCAGCCGCCGTGAAGCGGTCGCCGGTCTGCTTGGTTAGCAGGCGGCGGTTGGTAAGAAGGCCCGTCCGTGAGCCCTTCTCCAGAGAGTATAACGACAACCCCTCCAGTACCTTGCCCTTGCCCATTCCGGTAGGGGCCTGGATGCAGATTCTCTTGACCCCGTTCTTGAGGAACTCTATGGCCCTGTTAATCCCAAATCTCTGCCAAGGCCACAGGTTCATTTCTGTTTTCTCTTAGCCAACTTCTCGCGTTCCCGTTTGGCTCCGACGTTTTTTCCGAGACGCCAATCAAGTTTGGCTATTTGTTCTTCTGGAGTTGGTTTTGCTTTCCTAATACGCATTCCACTCCCTCCGGAGGCCACAGTCTGGGCATATAACCACGCCGACCAATTTTGTCATGCCCTCTCTCATCACTTCTGCGTTTCTATGATCGCATTTTTCTGTTTTGTTGTCTGTAACTTTATCGCCATCATCTTTCATAGCAACTCCACAACTTCGTTGATCTTACTAAGCTCTGGCATTAGTTTCTCGTAGTACCCGATATTATCCAGAGCGCGTACCATGTGCACTAGCGCAGACCTGGCTTTTCTGATCGGGTTGGTTTTGTCTACCTCTCTGTTTGGGCCTGCCGGCTCCTCTGTCTCCACTCCCGGTAATTCTCGTACGTGGAGTTCCTTATGTTTTCTGAACGAAGCCACGGTATAAACCCGAACATTACACAGTCTCGCGATATCTGAGTCTGGGAGGGCTGAGATCGTAGGGTCAAGTAGGCATCGTGATAATATCGTCCGAATCGACTCTGCGTCTCTGCGGTAGCCATGACAATGGTTGACGCCCAGAGAGGCAAGGAAAGCCGCCCGATAATCTCCGTCGTATATATCGGCGTTGATCGTCGTACGATTACATTTACGGGCCGCTCCCACTCTGGCGAATCCATCGTATAGCCAGTATTTCTCTGTGTCATTAATGATGCTCACAGGTGGAAGTTCGGTCCCCGCCCTCATTTCGGCCGAGAGATAGCGGAGGTATTCGCTGTCCACTGGCCGATGCTGAAGGCGAGGATCACGAACTATCTGGTCAATACGGATCGTCTTGATCATGATCATGTTGGGTGAAGTACAGAATCAAGAAGACCAACAGAAACAAGAAGCCCAATTGTATAAGAGTTAATGCGATTAGAATGGCACGTCCTCCGGCTGGTTAATCACCTTTTCCTGCAACTCAGCAATGGCGCTGCTAGCCGCGCCTTCCGTCAACTGCTTGGGGTCCTTGATGCCGAACCGTTCCGCCAAGTAGTTGACCAGCTTGGCTTCCTCCCAGTTCAGCTTCTTGCTGAACTCGGCAATGAGTTCCAATTGTGAATTCTTCACTGGAACTGGGGGAGTGAGATTTAATCCCGAGCGGTTGGCCTCAATGAATAGGCTATGAGCAGTTGCAGCAACTGACTCATTGAATCCTTCCACGCCCGCATCCTTCCATATCTTGAGGGCCGCTCGGGCAGCAAGTCCCATGGTATAAACCAATCTGTCCCATTGATCTTTACCTGCTCCTGGCGGAGTTGTGGTAGCTGGCGCCGTCCTGGCTTGGGCCGTAACTTGTCCTTGGCCCACCAACTCCACAGTGGTAAACTTGCTCTTGCCGTCCTCGCGCTTGGTGAATCGTAATTGGGCACCTGGCTTGAGTAGCGAGTAGCTTCCGTTGCCGTTACGGTCTCCAATCACGCCGATCTTCTTCAACTCCCCCTCCAGAGGAAGCGGAAGAAAAACCTTGGAGACGTTGCCTTCGAAGTTGCCAGCCACAACTACTTGATCCTGCTTCGGCCTGCCATCCGGCCAGGTGCCCTGCCCAGGGGCCAGGGAGACTTGGGCCAAGGTGCAGTTGACTGGTACGTTAGTTTGCAGTTGAATGTACGAAGCCATTTGGTTCCTCCGAGTGTAATAAAAGCCGGGGGCTCGCCAAAACCCCCGGCCGCAGGGCTTCAACCGACGAGGTTGAAATTTGTTGAGCCTTCATCTCAACGGATTCGAGTCTAACGTATCGAAAGAAGAAATGCAACCATCTGATTGACAGATTCTTGGTTTTTTTTATCTGCACGCTGGAGTATATAGCACTCACGTTTAAGTACAAGGCTCATCAAAAAAGTATTGAACTCTGCCGACTGCTGTGCTTGGTGATGACAAGTCCTGCACAGAGAAATCAGATTCCACGGCACGTCCATACGGCTCCCACCTCCGAAACCTCGGGTAGTCAGATGATGCGGGTCGCTCGGCGGCGGGCTCCCGCAGTTCTCGCAAGGCTGGTGCCGGAACCACGTCATCACATTGTTGTCTTCGTATCTCATTGTGAACCGCCCTCCTTATGTCGTCCCATTCAATTGCGCCGTGGGCGTTGCCAAAATCGGGCGTTCCGCGCCTAATAGTCATAAGCCAGTCTGCGGCCACGCACTCCAATCTAAACAATTCTTCTGGGTTCATATCTTGGCATCCTCCGGGTGAAAAACGGCGTAACCGTTTCGGAAACGCCAACTCATCAAATCTATCTTATCATTTGATCCGGGCGGAAAGCAAGTGGGAAGCGGCGGAATTGGCCGATGTTTATTTAGGCACGAACCTAACGGTCGGCCGCGCTTCTTCACACAACTTTCCCGCTGACTATCCGCTTGTTCGACATGAGAAAGTCCTTGCTCCGATCCACTTCGACTATCGCGAATCCCAGGTTCCATTTGTTTATTAGTCTCCAGTGAGGGGATAGGTCGCAGGCGCAACCTACGGTCCAGGTTGCCGCTATATAGCCCAGCAGTGTGCGTTCGTGGTGCTCCGAAGTGCGATGACAGTGACCCATGACGCAGCAATCGCCAGCTTGGCTGTACAGCCAGCGCGCTGGACTGACTCCACCTCCTCCAGAGCCGCCGAATTCATGCCCATGAATAGTAGGCAGCTTGCCGAGTTTAATGATCGTGCCGCTGGGAAACCATTCCACTCTGGCGTCTTTCATCTTCAAAAAGGACGACAGGTTCATCCCTTCCAAGCCCTCCAGGGCGTCGGCTTTGTTGTCGATGTACTTCTCAAGCCTCTGCTCGTGATTGCCCTCTTTGTAAAGAATTCGCGCTTTCGGGAAAGTCTCCCTTACATGTCGAAGAAACGAAATTCCCATGCTGATTTCGTCGCGATACTTTATCGCTGAATTGTGGCGTTCGTGCCGCGAGATTTGCGCAGAATCCAATATGTCGCCATTCAGCAGGATGCCAATGGCGCCCATGCGCTTGGCCGTCCTCAGGGCAAGATTGATTGTGTTTTCGTCGTGATGGGGGAGGTGGGTGTCGGCTAGGATCAGCCAGACGCCAGGGTTGTTGATTTCCACTATTTTGTGCGGTACTGCCAGAGATTTAGGCAGTGGGGTCATAGGGTTTCCTTTTCCGCAGTTTGTCCAAGCAATCCTTGCAGGTCACTTCCTTGAGTTTGAACGTAAACTGTACTGTCTCCGCTGTGCCGCAAATAGATTCTGCGGCACAACGGGGCTTGCGACAGTAATGGATTAACGGGGGTTTCTTAGCCATTGAGGTTGAATGGCGCCTTGTATCCCAGCGATTCTTTTCTGCTCTCTTCTTCGTTCCATTCGCGGAACTTAATCAAGGCAATGATGCTGTACGCCGCCAAATCCAGCAGGCTATCTTCGACGCCTTCGTTTCTAAGCTTGCCGTTCAAACAATAGGCGTCAATGCGCTTGACTTTGTCTCTGGCGCGAAGCCACGCGCCTTTCCAGGCCGGGATACCAATGGCTTCCGACGCCGAGATGTTGGCGAATACGTCTTCATTGCTGCCGTAGTCTGCGGCCTTGCGCAGATGAAGCTCTTTAATCTCCTCAAGAATGTTGATGAATTTAACCGTTCCGTACGGAACTTTTTGGCCATCCCGAATGAATGTCACATTGGTTCCATAATTCGGCTGATCTTCGATGGGCACATTGGCCACCGGCGGCCCGCTTTCGTCGCAAGCCTGATCGCGCCACATCTGATGGCCATGGTCTGGGTTGGTACAAAACGTTCCGGCGCGCTTGCGAATTTCTTGCGCCTTTTTCTTGCTGGCAACGTATCCTTGATAAGACTGACCCGCCAAATCATTCATACTGCCACCGCCTCTCTAATGTGAGATTCCATGGGTCCAAGAATGTCATTGTCAATCCACTCGACAAGGACTTCCAAATTGTAAAACACGAAGATGCCGTGCTCCATAGCGAAGTTGTACTCTTCCCGCGCGCCTTTAGAACGCTCCCAGCCGTCCAAGAGAAACACCGCATCGCAGCGACGTATCATTTCCAGATCGCCCGCAATGAACTCGTCGTGGGTAAGCGCTCCTCCCCAATGCGCCGTGTTCTTGTGCGGACAAATCGCCGCCGCCCTGGTTGTTTTCCAAATCTCCAAAGCCGCCGCTTCGGCTTTGGCGATGTTCAGCTGTACTTCGTATTCGGTTGGTGCCGAATACGGACCCGCAACGTAAATTAGCTTCATTCTTCCTCCGAGAGATAGGATTCCTTCACACGATCAACGATCTTATCAAATCCGTACACCATGCACACGGCAAGAATGTTCACTAACGGGTCGAAAGTCGAGTTGATGTAGAAGGCGTGCGCCATGTCCTTAAGCGCGTACATTGCGCTATTGAAGACTTCCGGTTCATCCTTGGACAATCGGATCATGTTTTGAAACAAATCTTCAAACACCTGGTCATTGCTGGCCGCAATCGCCGCGTTCTCTACGCTGGCCATATTTTCTTCAAACGTCATTTAGCCTCCTAGGCACAACCACAGTGCCGTTCCGAGACAGGCCCCCAGAGCAGTGGATAGCGTTATCCAAGCCCTACTCCGGAAGTCCTTATGCTCTACAAAACAATGATGCCACATGAAACCAAGTGCGTACAGCCCAACTAGAGTGGTGACTGCCCCAACCATCTTGCGATCTCCGCAAGCTTGGATGTGCCAAGTCTGTAGAAGATCGTAGGCCAGGCCCTGGAGGAAAATCGCTATGCATTGCCTCCACAGCATGGCCTACCTCTTTTGTATGGATTTGCTCAACAGAGTCAAGCAGATTTGATCATTTTTTGCAACAATCTTTCCCGGTTTTGCAAGTGCAATTTGGGCAGAAGCATTCTCCGCCAGAGGTGCAGTCGCAAACTCCATTGGCGCAATTGCAGGACAGGGCGCACGGCGTGGCGTGATTAACAGCCATGGTGGCTCCTGCCAAGATGGCCAGGCCGATAAAACAGCCGAGGAAAAGAAACGCACAATCGGTCAGAATGGTTTTCATATTTTCTCCAGGGCAAAAAGAAAGCCCGGCAACCTTGGCAGGCAGCCGGGCAAAATGAATCAGATTATGGATGCGGATAGGCGCAGTTAAAATACGCCGTCAAGGCGGCTAGCAACGCGGTCGGATTGCTGATACCGGCCACGATAAGAGGCAACACCTGAAATAGGCACGGCCAATTAATGATGCCGCCAAACTCAAGCACAACGGTTTCCACGCCGCGAACCAATTCCAGGACTCTTTGTTGCGACAAGTTGTCAATCGCGGCCATCTGGCTGTCGAAGCTGGCCTTGAGATTGTCCGGAACGCTGCCACGGATTTGTTGGAGCAAGATTGCGGTGGATGTGAAATTCTGCATAGATTTCTCCTTGAAAGTTTTATCGACGTAGGCGGAATAAACCCTGCCTCTGATTAGGCACTTCGTAGGTCTGTACTTCGTACGACTGCACTGAGCAAGCCCCATTGGCACAGGCGCCGCTGGTCGGCATGGTTGTCACGGTTGGCACTGTGGTCGGAACAACCGTAGGAACAACCTTAGCGACCTTGGCAGTTGGCCGATGGCTGATAGTGCCGGTTAGTGTCTGGGCAGGAATAGTGCCGACAAACGTCTGCCCTAATCCGGTGATGGTGATTTGCTGAGCCGGAAACCGTAGGGTAACATCGCTAGATACGCCGGCTGGCTGGACTGTCTCAACCGATGCCTGAATATCTACTGGCTTCTGGTCAGCATTGGCTATAGCTTGGGCAGCTGCTTCTGCCAACGCCTGAGTTGCGTATCCGGATGTATTGCCAACGACAACTTGGCCCTCATAGAGAAAGAACACGGACCCAAGAGGTGGCGGAGGAGGTGGTGGAGGTGGAGGGGGCGGGGGAGGAGGACCGGCCGGAGGGAATGCGCTGATGACGCTCGCAGGGATTGTGTTACCCCCCATGCTGACCCACGTCGCCGCCTGAGTGGTAATGTGCCTTCCGTGCGAATCGTAGCCGGTTTTAGGATCGAACTGCACGGGAGAAAATACCACGAAGTAAGACGGCTCCACGCTGGCCACAAAGCTTTGCGATACTTCGGCCCAGCCGCCCCACGTCCACAAAGTGTAGTTTCCATCCTTGGTGATATCAGTAATCGTGGTGTAGTGACCGTTGTTTGGGTTGGGCCTCATAGGCTGGAGATAGCTTTGTCCGCTCTCGAAATTGCTGATAAAAGCATCGGGAACAGACCACGCCAATTGGAGGCAATAGAATTGGTCCAAGCAATATTGGACAAGCTGAACGTCGTTGGGATCAACGTCCATTGACGACACAGCGACTGCCGATTTATTGCCGGCCACGCCCACGGTGAAACACCCGTTCGGTCCAACCTCCATGTCTTCGTCCATGCCATTATCGCCGCCAGAGATTTGCAGATACTGTTTGAGAATCTGCTGATCTGTATACATGATTTCGGGGCGGGTGCCTTGGGCATAACTCAATGCGCCAATAGTATGCGCCGCCATAGCCAGTCCGCAGTCTCCATACTGATCGTTGGCATACATCGGCATTGCCACTTTGCGGTTGTTAGTGCCATCGACAGGCAGGACTGTCAGCGGCGCGCCACGGTTGGCGAGCACGGCTTTGCGCAACTGGACCGTGCCGCGCAATGAATCTCGCTTAGTGAAATAGGCGAATCCGCCAGTCTTTGGGAGCGGAACCTTTCTTACAGTGGCGGTTTTGCCGGGGGGATCAGCTTTTTCAGGCTGTCCAGTCAACACAAGCGGCGTCAAAACGAGCAGGATGCCACCAAGAGCCGTGGCGCCCAGACCGATAACGAAACGTTTCATGAAATCTCCTTAAGACCTGGCGATTAGTGCGCCAATAAAATGCAACACGGCCTGGGCAACAAAGAATCCCATGCCAAAAAACAATCCAAACAGAAAGTCCTCTATGGCTTTTGCCATGATATCTCCTAGGTTTGCAAAGCAAGTTGCCAACTGTTAACGACAAACTGGCCATCGGCAAGCTTTTCGCCTGTCAGCGCCACTAGCTGGTCTGAATCAATAACAGGTGCCATGGCCTTCCTCTGCTCTGGTGTCAGAACCAGGAAGAAGGTGGCTCCTGTGCGCGTCGTCGCCTTTACCGATACGTCCTTGAATGGCGCGGTTAGGACGGCCGTTATTCTATTTTTGCCCATGTCTGCTGGTCCCAGTGGCCGGTGGTTGCAACACGTTGCTATACAGGGCGACTTCGTGAGCCTGTAGAACCCGGTCGCCTGGACAGATATTTACGTGATCGCCGCAGAAATCGGCGAAATAAAAGCCCCCCGCGAGGGTTTCGCCAACCGGAACTACGCCGCCGTAATTCCATGTGTCTGGGGGCAACGGACCTTTTTTCCAAGCCATGACTTACTCCTTGTGATGAGTGCGATGCATGCGCCAGCCTCTCATACACCTGCTGCAAATTTTGTGGCTAGACAGCATTACTCGCCTGCCACAATTGATACAGATTCCTCGACGGTCTGGGATTAGATCTTCCGTTTTTTTTCGTCTTCTCCTCCCTGGAAGAGGCCCCTGGCGTACGACTCCTTGGCAGTAGCTGCCACCAGAGCGTCCTTCATGGAGTTGGTCGCCACCTCAACTTTGGTGATTAATGCGTGACTTCGAATAGTCACAATCAAGTTGCTGAGGGCAATGATAGTGGCCGGCAATGCGCCGATCAGCGCCAGAATGATTGTCGTTGCATCCATGTTTCCTCCTGGTTAGCGCCCAAAAATCCGGTAGCCCAATCGTGGCGTCAGCGGCTGCCACGCCGGAACGTCCCTCTGGAGCCATCGACTGCCTTGATAGTTGTAATACGTATACGGAACGTAATAGGTACTTGGCACGTAATATGTGCTGGGCACATAATAGGTGCTTGGTGCGTAATAATCGTAATACTGATACGTCACCGGATTGCCGTATACCGGGGAGCTAACGGGCTGGTTGCGCCAAAATCGGTGCTGCGCCATAGCCACTGTGGGGAGAAACAATAGGCAGGCCGCGATAATCCACTTCATAATTCACCTTTTCTCTTGAATTACGGTCCATTTGTCCCATTCTACCAGACTTGACCCCCAAAAGTCAACTTATTTTTGGGAAAAATCTCGAAAATGTCGAAAATTATATTGACACCGATACTATAAACATGGTATTCTGTCTACCTGGTCGATTATTCACTCCCGGAACCAAAATATGCGATTCGCGAAAGACATCTTTGTTTATAGCCCCGACGAGCCGACAGGCGGAACCCCTGCCGCTGTTCCAGCGTCTACGCCCTCCGTTACGCCCGCAGCGCCGGCGCAGCCGGAGCCGACTCCGGCTGCGTCTCCTCAAGCCTCCACTTCGGCTGGCGGCGCGCCCGCTGGGGTGTCTCCCCCAGCGGCGCCAGCTTCTTGGTTGGAGTCGTTCAACAAGGAAGGCTTCCAGGAAAAGGACGAGGCGAAGGCAAGACAGCAACTCTTGCAGTCTTACCGAGACGCCGAGCGCCTCAAGCCTCTCGCTCCCGCCCTTTCCGCCTATCAGCAGCACGCCCAAGAATTCCACAAATGGCTGGAATCCCAGCAGAAGCAACCCCCGGCTCAGGCTGATTGGACCGCCTCTCTGGGCTGGAACCCGCCTCAGTGGGATAACTCCTGGCAGCAGCAGTTGACTACGGATGCTCAGGGCAATATTGTTCCTGTTCCTGGCGCTCCTGCTGACCTGGTGCACAAGTATCAAGCATACACC